TCAGCAATTAATTTGGGTGTAATTACTGGGACTCTTTGATTAGATTCGTTCATTATCTTCAAAGCGTATTTACGCCTTAGAGTATGCCCAGTACGTTTGTTGATTATGGTACCGTCAGCATAAATCCTATACTTAGGAAATTTGGGGTGAGTTCTGTGTTTCATATTTACCTTGAATTTAATTGATATGTATTATATAATAGTGCTTGGTAAGGTAATTCGGATAAGGTAAATAAGAGGCCATTAGGGGACGAAAAATTGTCATCACATAGGCCTTTTTGTGATTGCCTTTAAAGTGTGTAGTAGAGCTATATGGTATAGTGGCTATATAGTGAGTTGAGTGGCTTTGTATAGTAGAGGGGTTATCACTTGCCTTGTTTGCCTAAATCCCCAAAACCCCCGGCGAGGTACCTTGATATATATTATGGTATATTGATTATGTATGTAGTATAATAAGGGGTATATGTGTATTAGGTATTTTATTATATGTACCTTAGTTAGGATGGTAGCTTAGTTAGGCTCTATATGATTTTCTTTTTATTTTTGTGTTGGGTAGGGGAGTATTGGGTTATAGGTGGGTTAGTATAATCCTATATGTGTAGGATACTAAGATTAGTGATGAGGTGTATAGGATTAATATTAGGATTTGTGATATTATATACCTTAATTTGTTTGTTGGGTGGTGGTGTTTGTAGGCTTGGTATATTTTCTCATTGCGTATGAGGGTTAGGATGGTGCCTACGGATAGTATTATTCGGATTATGTGATAGATGATATTCATGGTAGTGATATTATATCGATTATGGTTATATCTGTTAGGTTTACTTTAAGGATCTCTCTTAGCTTTAGCCTTATGTAGGTACTATGTTTATGCCATGGGTTTATTTCTTGTTTGGGGTAGCGGAGGTAGGTATTAAGTTCCTCGGTTCTGTACACTACGTTCATTTCTTCGCAGAAGCCTTCAGTAGTCCCAGGTAATGGTCCCGGGACTTCGAATGATACTAAGAATCTACCTGATGTTAGCATAGTTTATAGTTCGTTGGTTAGTATTCTTATATCGGTAAATTGATTCATATATTCCTCTTCTGAGGATATGTCAAGGCATTTGCATGCTATGTAGTGGCCGTACATTGATATACCTGTTTGATAGCCTTGGTCTTCGTTTAGGAAGTTAGCTAAGCCTTTCCTATTGATTTCGATTACAGGATAGGGAGGTTCTCCATTGGTTGCTTCCTTATCGAAAGTAGCAAAGTCATAAGTATCTATATCATCGGTCATAGTAGAGAATATTTCGATTAGCCAGGTAAAGTCCTCTAAGGGTACTCTGTCTAACCATTCTCATCCGATAGGGTATTCATTTACTGTTATGATTGGTTCCATATTATAGTTCTTTTAAAATTGCTGTTTTAAATCCTCCGTTTGCTGTAAGTTCTTGAGTCTCTATGTGTACAAGTTCAAAGTAATCCTTTATGTCTTGGATAGTTTTGAAATGTAATGGTACATGATCTTTATCGGCATCATAACCATATTCGTTTTCTACTTGGTCTACCAGTTCTTGGTAAGCTTTACCTGGATTCTCTTCCAAGGAATGGAAAATTCCTTGGATATAATAGTCTTCTACGATTACTAGGGTTGTTATTGTTAGTTTCATGATGTTAATTGAGTTGAGGGTTAAACATTTGTTTTGGTTGGCCTAATAGGCAGCAATGAGGATAACCTGCTTCATCGAGGATTCCCAGTATAAGATATCGATTGGTATCTCTGGGAATTTCGAAATAGAAAGCTGGTTTCATGTCGCCATCTATGAATGTAAAAACTATCTGAGTGTTTTCTAGTAACCCATTTAGTTGTACATGAGAAAGGTAGTTATAAATAGCTTCCCTTTGATTTCTTGGGTTTTTATCCCATGAGATGAGCATATCGTCATACCAATTTGGATTATCGCATAGCTTTTTAAGTTGTTGTTGAATATACGGTGTCATGATTTGAAGTAATAATATAAGTCCTCGATTAGTTTATCCTGTTCTTCCCATATAGTATCTGATACTACGTATTCTGATACGAAATAGTTATAGAAAGGCCCAAATAGTATTTTTAATACTATGTCCTTGAGTTCGATATTGAGTTGTTCCTCTTCTTCGGTAGAACTGGGTTTGATTGCCTGAAGTTCTGCCTTATAGGATGCCGTAATGGCATCCTTTAGGGTTTGAATATATTCTGGGTTAGTTTCCTTGAGAATACTTAATTGTGATTTGAGTTCTTTACTTATCATGGGGCTTAGCGATTATGGATATGAATCCTTGTGGATATTGAGTATAGAATAATTGATAGTTCCCTGTGGGCAAGAAGACTTGCATTATGTTTGCAAGTAATGGGTAGATTTTCCATTGGTTTTCCTCTAGAAACTTGTCCCAGGCTTCTGATTCTTCGGGATAATTTCCAGAAAGTTGAATGTGATATTCCTTTTGTTCCGGGATAAATAAATTGGTTACTACCTGAATTTCGTCTGATTCCTTTTTGTATTGAGTAATAGGATACCAGATGCCTTCGGTTTTCCATTTATTGAGTTGGAACAAGGACATGCCCTGTTCCAATACGTTTAAGAGTTTATATAAGTTTACCATAGTGATTATTTATTAAGTTGTCTAATGAGTTCTGATGCAGCCAGGGAATCAAAGAGTTGGGTTTCTCTTTTGTCTGATTCCCATTTTTCGATAGCATTATAAATGTTGGTGTATTGGGATATCATGTCATCGTCTTGTTCCTCATCTTGGATAAATTCCCGGAGATGTTTTTTGAGTCCAGTTATAATGTAATCCTGATGTTCTGGAGTTAATTGAGGAACTCCGAATAGGATAGCCTCTACCTGTGAAGGAGAATAATCATAGTATTGGTCGTCGGCACCTTTTGTTAAATCCATGTGGGAAGTAATGTTTTCCTTTAGATTTTCGAAAAGAGCTTCCTCTGAAGTATAAGTGATGATATACCCAGAGATATAGGCAGCAAGAGGATCATTGTCTAAGTCGATTGAATAGATTGAATTAGAGTTATCCTCGTTAATGTGAATACCATCGGTGTAATCATAAGTGTAAAAAGGATGAGAAGCAAGCAGTTCTCGGATGGCATCTAAATTTTTTAATTCTTTCATAATGTCTATATTAAAAATGTTAGTAATTTGATTTCTTATGCAAATATACAAAATTATTTCTAAACTTGTTTCTATAATTACTTTTATTTTTATAAATAAAGAGGTTCTGGGAGGTGTTTTGAGTGCCTCCCAGAGGGTTTTGTTAATATTGCCCTGTCATAGTAATGATAATGAAAAGGGATTCATCATTGAAATGTACCTGGATAGTATCTCCATATGAGTTTGACATGTAATGATGATTAGGGTTAAGTTCTTTTAATGGGTGATGTTCATCCCAATGAGAATTAATGAATTCTATCACGTATTGTTCAAAAGCATCGGATTCTCTGCAGTAGGTTTCTACCTTTTCGTTATCGTCTATAGGATACTCCCGGAATTGGAGATTGAGAGTTCCCATGTATGATTCATCCGGATTTGAGATTTCGTTAACTGATTGAGCAGTGTAACCAAAAGCATCAAGAGTTCCATCAAAGTAACCCATAATGTGATTTGAGATTTCGTTAATAGTTGTCATAAGAAATAAGTTTTGTGACCCCGTTCAAGGTCGGTTAATAATTATATTTATTTTTCTCTTATGCAAATATAGAAATAATATTTTAAATATGCAATAATTAAGGGAGCCCAGATGTTAGTGTTTCTGAACTCCCTGAGGTATATTAACTGATTGGGGGATTAGTATAATTCATCGGCCAGTATTGGTTCCTTAGGCTTATTTAATTTCTCCTTAGAACGTCTGGTAGCCCAATTCTCGTAGGGTTTGTAACTGAAGGTACGTGTTGTTTCATCGTATGCAGCATATACCATTTGTTTACGGGATATTCTCCTTCCGTAAGTTTTCTTAAGATTAGCAAACCAATCTAGATACTCCTGTAAAGAGTTAAAGATTTCTTTGTTCCCGTCTAAATCATTTTTAGGACGGGTTTTCCATGTTGCTTCTATATAGCATTGGTGTAAAGTGATTGAAATAAAGTATCGGCACCAGCTACCACCAAAGATAGTGCCCGTGGAGAATTCTATCTCCCGAGCAACTAATGGACTAACGTTATACTTTGTCATGCGATTGAGAAATTAAGTTGGAAAATCCAGTTGTTTCTATCGAGTTGATTGAATGATATGAACCTCCCATCGTTATCGGTAAATTCATTCATGAATTGAACTGCAGCAGATGCTAATTGCCCCTTATAGGGATTAGTATCGGCAGTTATTATTGATTCGAAAATGAAAGAATAATAGGTAGTATCATAGATTTGTACCTGATTAATATCCAAGCAATTGAGTTTGTAATCATCCTCTAGTTTGATTAAGAGTCCCATTAGGAAATTAAGAAGATTACCCTGTTCATCAGAGTCAAGTTCAAATGTAGATTTCTTTTCTAAGAAATTGCGAACTACCTTAGTTAGTTCGTCTGCTTGATTGTAAGTTACTGAGTTCGTTTTCATATTTTTGTCTATTTTTAAAATGATATGCAAATATAAGCATTTTTATTTTTATAGAAAAATATATCTATTTTATTTTTAAGGAGGCTGAGGATGTGTATACGCTAAGAAAGGCAGTGGATTAGACTGCCTTTCAATTATTAAGGTAATTGGGGAGTTAGCAAGTATAGAGCCTCTCTTATGATTGAACTCTCCATAGGTTCTAAAGAGGGTTCCTTATCCATTAGCCCACCTTTCTTCTTCTCGTTTTCAAATACTTCATGTATGGCTTGCTTTAGTTTAGTAGCTAATATCTCTGATAACTCCTGAGATTTAAGAGAGGTAAGTAACCCATTCCGTATTTCCCTAATATCCTGGTCATTTTCAGTGATGGGTTTTGCTTCTACCAATTCTTGTATACCTGAGGAATACTTATTAAACTCTTCATACCCTAAATGTTGTAGGTCATTAATGAAGATACTAAATTCATCATAGGTAAGTCTAGTATCAAAACCTACTCCATGATATAGTTGTACTAAAGGGACAAAGATTCTCCTCAGTGTATTGAAATCTTTTAGATGGTCCAATTTTATTCCTGATTCGAGAGGTATTTTATATACCTTTTCACCCTTCAGTACTACTAACAGAACCATTAGTCTTGGTGGTAATCTTTTCTCGTTCATAAGCAAGTTTTTGTATTATGAGTTGTACATAGGTATTTCTCTCTTTATAGATAAACATTACCGATAGAAGTATCTCATGTTTCGGTAATATCATCTGTATGAAATTGCCTGGAGCAATTACAGTAGCTACTACTGGAGAATCCTCCTGAGAGAAATTCTCTAATATCATTTCTGCCCTCTTAATGGGTTCTGGTTTTGTTGGGTCCAAAGTTAGGACTGGAGCAGTTATACATTCCTTGATGCCCTGTGTTAAGGCATTATATAACCATTCATCTTTTATATCCTCTACTTGGAGGTTTTTCATTGTAATCATATCCTAAACCTATTTAGAGTCCATACACCCAGGATATTAGAGAATACCCATAATTCCCAGTTTTTGTAAAAGTTATAGGGTTTACTGAATTGAGATGTTTGAAATATTATCTGATTTGGTGTTCTAGATAACATTTCTGCATGACAAGTTAATACTTCAGAAGATAATTGAACTTTAAAAGCTTTAATAATATCTTCATCACTTTTAGTCTCTAATGAGGTAAGCAATTTAATAAATTCTACCTCTACACCTTGAGACATGTTTACATTTCTGAAGGCAAACTTTTCTTTATTTTCCATATTCGTCATTTTTAGATAAGAACTCTTGAGCTAGTTCATCTTGAGTTCTTTCGATTATATTCTTTATGATTGTTTTATTTTCTACTCTAGCCCACATATATAGCATGCCCAATTGAGCATCCATATAGCAATCTATAAGAGATGGGTCCTTTCTAAATACATCCCATTGTTTTACGAAATTCATTCGAACCAAATCCCTATAACCCTGGTCTGATATATCTTCTTGGTCTATATAAGCAGATACCCTTTTTCTTACTTCTAAAAGAATTTTCTCTAAGCTTTCTGGTAATCTAAAATTTTCGGGTAAACTATGATATACCAAATTATTCGGTATTAATTCCTCAAAAGTAAACTGATTATCGAATAGTTTCTTTGGGTATCTACCTGAAAATATCAAGGGTATCTTATACCTTAGCAACGATGGTACTACGTCGTATATAGCATAATGTTTCCGATATTCCTGATAGACATCGAAATATAGATTCTCATCGAATATACCAGATTTCCTCATTATTGCCTGTAAAGTATTATAAGCAGCATTGATATGAGTATTACTCAATTTGAATATTAAGTTGCCATTTTTAAGGGCAATGAGTTCACTACAGCATCTCTTTCGTTTAAATAAGTTCATGTGATTAAAATGTAAAGTCAATGTATATTTTCCTTGTTCCCTTGAGAAATTTTTCGTGATTTGAGTCATCATACTTATGGCAAGCATAAGTCTTAGATGATTTATCATAATGGTCTCTTACCCATACTGGAGCAGTATCAGTTGGTTTTAATTTAAAGTATGTACCCTGATTAACCTTGTTAACCCGAGTCTCTTTGTAAGATGTCTTTGGTAGTTCCATATTTTTGTCTATTTTAAAATTGATATGCAAATATAATTCTTTCTTTTTAAATATGCAATATCCGGATATAACTATGGGAGCTTACTATTTCGGAGGAATTGAGATGCAAATGAGCCATCCTCTTTTTCTTCTTTCTCAAAGTCTTCATATTGATATAACTCTGGGTCTTCTTCGTCTGGGTCTATACGCATTTCGATTTCTCTACGTAGTTCATGATGTTCTTTAGAGAATGAAGACATAGCTCCCTTATAATCATCAGTAATTTGCATTAACTCTGCTTTATTAAGGTTAAGACCCTCTTTACTTGTATCTACTCCCTCCTGTTTAGTAGCAACTACTTCGGGTAATGACTTAATGTCATACCTGTCTTCCAATAGTTTAGCCTCTTCTGGTTTATCCAATACCCTTTGTGATTCCAATACGATTTGACGGGCTTCCTCAATAGAAATAGAGTTCTGTTGAGCAATATTGTTCTGTTGATTGAATTGAGCAAATATATTCGTGGTACTTCCTCCAGTGAGATTACGTACAATGGATTGCAATGATGTAGAGGATTCAAGCTTTAATTTAAGGGCCTTTCCCAGCTCGGCAGATATAAACGGTACGTATTTCCCTCCCTGAGATTCTCTTAGGATATTAACCTGATGGGCTATTTCCATACGGTCTTCTAATGCCCATGCTAGTTGTTCTCCCATTAACGCTTGAAGTAAATCTTCTGCTTTTTCTTTATCCCATATTCTAGAGCCTAATAGTCTATCTCTCATAAATACCCGTATGTAGTTAATATCTATACCCATACGGTATGAGAATGTATTGATATCATAAGTGATACCACATAATACTCCATTACCCATCAGCCATTGATTAATAATGTAGTTGTGTATCTTTATCAGAAGTTCATCATTTGGGTTCTTCTGATATTCTAATGCCATTGCAGTAGTCCCCATAGGTCTTGGGAATCTTACCATTTTATTTTCCTTTTCTGACATACAAATGAGATTTTCTGATATCGGAACTTTCATCATAACCCATATACTCTAAATCGAACCTTACATACAGATTCAAAGATAGGTTATAGAAATATCCCTTATATTTTTTCTTACTTACTGATAAATTAAAAGGTTCACCAGAGATTAGGTCCCTGGTGAATACTAAATTACCTTTCCCAGTGATGGGAATATTAAGGCAAAGCTTATAATCCCCTACCTTAAATTTATTCCCATGCAGGTCTGTGATTTCCCTTGCCATAGTTTGCCTTTTTATGGTTCGTAGGTTTTTTGTCTTGTTTACTACGGTTATGGGTTATCCCCTTTTGCTCTTCGATTAATTTCTGAACCTTTGGGAATAACCTTTGCCTTAAAGGAACTACCTGAGTAGCGAAAAAGGCATTCCATAATTTCTGGGTTAATGGTTCTCCTATTTTAAGTTCTGAGATTGCCCAGAATTTAGTTTCGAAATTCTTAACTATTTCCCTAAATCGGTAGTAGTATATATTGCCAGTCTTTTTATCTATCCCAATTGTGGTAGTTTGGCAATAATCTAGAAATTCTTTACCTAATTCGGATATAAACTCTTCCCTTTTAAAGTCATAATTCTCTTGGTCGAGTTTAAATAATTTTACGTAATCGATTGCTTCCATATAGATTTAGTTTGTGATTATTAAACGAGGTATACTTTCATCTGTAATCTGAAATAAGTACCCTCTTACATCATCCTCATAATAAGAGGACCAATATGTTCTTCTAACTCGGAAATTATCAAGGATTGCCCCTTTGGGTACTCCAGTAATAAATAAGCAATGCTTAGGCATCATTGGAGTAATCTCAAATTTCCCATCCTTGAAATTACCATAGGTACCGTAGTCGGGCATATTACCCGTAAATCCAGTATTCTGTAATATGTCTTGAACCAGAGTAGTTTGGGGTATTTCCTTTTGGTTACATTCTATGGTTAACTTAGATTTGCCTATATATAGGTCTTTAACTATTTCTCTAAACATTTGTATACGATTATATGAGTAATACCATTTTTCTTGAAGTAAAGGTTATTCTGTGAACGTTCCTCTAACTTCTTTAATTCTCTTCGAGATTCAGTACAAATTCTATCAGATTTCCTTAATATATCTGATACATTACCCCAGATTGGTGCCATTGGTTCTACTGGCCCTGCATAGATAACCTTATGTTTAGTTTCTATTTGGGGATATTTAGATTTATACTGATATTTGCCTTTGCAATAAAGTACGTTATACTTTTCTGGTTCGTTTCTTTTTTCGTTTTCCATTTTTGTTAGGATTAATGTAATCGGATATTTCATCAAGTTGCCCTAAAAGCAATGCCTGAATGAAAAGGTTTATAGGCCTGAAAAAGAAATTCCTTACGTTATCGGTATTGATATACCAATCGTAAACGATAAAGAATTTCTTAATCTTAGAATGCTTAAGTGAATGCTGGATTAGATAAGACTTACAACATCGTTTATGTAATTCTACCAATTCTTTGTCCTGCTTAAGCATCTCTTTATCAGAGAAGATAGTGTAATCCATTTTGTATGAATTGAGATGCCCAGGTAATTATCCCGGGCACCTGGTTAATAAAGGTTTATGCAACTTGTTCTGGTTTGAGGACCTTCTTTCTAAAGTCCTCGTATGCTTTAGCAGCAGCCTTGAATTCCTTGGAGTTCTGGTCCTTGATACGAGCCATTGCAAGTTCCAATCGGTGGAGTTCGTTTCGAGTTTGTTGTCTCCATTTCTTCCGAGCAAGTGTATCAACTACATCGGCAGGGTATACGTATTTAACTTCCCGATTAGAAATTACCTGTTCGATGATGGAGGGTTTTTGTTGTTCCTTAACTTCCTTGACAACCTGTTCCTTTTTGGAAGTTTTGGTTTTAGGAGAGAGTTCTACCAATTTAGCATTGGCAAAATTAGTGGCAGCTTCTTGAGCATCTTGTACCAATTCCTTTTTAGTCTTTTTGGCCTTAGGAGCAGAAGCCTTAGCAGTCTTAGAATTTTTAATTCCTTCAAGTTGTTCGGCAACCTTAGTTGCAACCAGGTTAGTAACCTTTGATTCATTCTTTTTCATAACGTCTATATTTAAAATGTTAGTAAAATGATTAATTTCTTTTTCTGATACAAATATAAGAACTTTATTTTAAATAGAAAAATTTTATTTGAATTATTTTCTATTTGCTCGGGTTAATCGGCTAGGAAGTCGAAGATTTCTGGAGGATAGTTAATTTCATCCTCTGGATCATTTATGTAATCTTCATAATCCTCGTTATATTTATCGTAAATGTTATCTTGTGATGTATTTGGTACCCTTGTACATCTTTCAGGATATTTCTTTACGAAGTCATAGGCTTCTTGAGTAGTCATTACCTTGTCTGAGGTAAATTCGTAGGTTACATAGGAATAAGTTTCACCCAATCTAGAAACTTCATATTGCTGGTATCCAGATTTCTCAATCTTATAGATTTGATTTTCTGGAATAGTTTCTATTTCTACCCTATACTTATACCATTGTTTCTTTTGCTCCCTTTCTTTTGGTTTAATACCCATGCTATCTTGAAGAGAGATTAACTTGGTTATTGGACTTTCAAAACGAGAAGGAGCAGTGCTCACTTCTACTGGATGAGTTTTATTCTCACCAATAAAGTAAATCACTGCCCCCAAGGTTACCAGGCCCAATATGAATTTAGTTTCTGAGTTCATAACCTGTAGTTTCGAATTTATTTTTAATGTTCTTTGCAAGGTATTTACCTTTTGATTCTGCTTGATGTAAACCGTTGCAGATTTCATAAGGTACATCATCATAGCGATAAACTCGATTACCTTTAAAAGCAACCCAAAGTTGTTTTTTCTTTGAGTCATAACCAAAGCCCTCAATATTAGAGGATTCGCAAGGAATCATTTCGACTCCGGTGTTCATTTCTACCGATTCTAAGTATTCGTTCTTTTCCATGTCTATATTAAAATTTTAAAAGTGTTAGTTCTGGGTGGAATTTGAGATTTGCCCTTTGGAAGATTGCCCAGGTACCAAGTACTCCCTGAGAATTAGTATGTACCCATTCATCTTCCATTCTGAACAATATGTGAGAGCATACCAGCATTTGGTATTCACTTAGCATATTTATCAGTTGAGGGGTATTCTCCATTTCTACGTATAATTCAATGTGCTCATCTAGTGCTCGAATTATTTCGTCATCCTCAATCTGAAGGAGTTTTTTGATTAAGTCTTGGGCAATGTCATTCCCATTTTTAACATCCTCTTTGATTGAGTTGAGTGATTCAATCTGAATACCAGCAATGAGCTTTACGATGTCTTTTGTTTCCTTGTCCATAATTAAATTTTCTTTATGCAAATATACTAAAATTATTTTATATAAAATACTCTTTTAATAAATACGGAGGTAAGTGTTAGCGGTTCTTGATTTCTTCCATCTTTTCCTTTATGGAGTCTGGGAATATAGCATCGTTTACCCATCTTAGGAAGAATTTAGAAGGCTTCTTTTCGGGACTTAGAAGCAATTGTCTCTGTTCAGTAGAGAACTTAATCCTTTCGGATTCTAACATATACTTGGGAAGTTTAGTGAATTCTGCCTGAGAGAATGAGATTGCGTTCTTACCAACTTGGGCCCTTAATGGTTTCTTCCTTTCTTTATAAAGATAGGGGATAATCTTTTTCGAGGGTCCCCCAAGGATGCTAAAACCAAAGATTACCATTGGGTCAAATTTATCTGCTTTTGGGTCCTTAGCCCGTTTGATACATCTTGCCATCCAAGAGAATGAATTGGGATATTGCTTATTGTCTGTTGCTTCTCCAACATCTTTTTTATTGAACTCAAATCCAGGAAAGTGAAATAGAAAATCTTCAGTAAGGATAAATACAAATCCCAATCCCCTAAGATATTTAATGATATCTTGTTGGCTTTTACCCTCTTCAATCATTTTCTCTACATCTGCAAGAATGTCCTCCCTTGGTGATTCCAATTCCTTAGTTGTAGACCCTGCAGGTCTTCCTCTGCCCACATTAGGTGCCTTAGCAGGCAATGTACCAGATAACCTATCTAAGTATTCTTTGAAGTTATCAATATCTTGTTTATTAGTAAGAGTTACTTCTACTCTTATGGGACCGTTATGCTGTACCTTTGGACCTGAATTCATCTCGGTATAGGCATCTACCAACCTATCGGATAATGGGGTACCATTCTCTGATAGTGTAGTGATTCTAAGTTTTGGTTTATATACTTCTTGTTCCATTTTCGACTTAATTAGAAAATAAAAGGCCTGAACAATTTTTATATTGCCAGGCCTTCTACCATTATTAACGAATACTCAAAAATATGATAAGTAAAAGTAAAAAGTGCTCTTATTAATCTTCTTCTTTAGCGGCCTTCTTTTTCTTCTTGTCTTTGGCCTTCTTATCTTTCTTATCGGAAGACGGTTTCTCTTTTACCTTTTCTTCCTTCTTTTTCTTAGTTTCCTTTTCCTCCTTGGGAGCCTTACCTGAAGCAAGTTTTCTTTGCTCCATACGGTATTTTTTCTTCTCAGCCGAAGTCATTTCTCTGCCATCGATGAGAGGATAATCGTATTTGGTAGCTGTTCTACCGCCATTTCCTTTCTTTTCCTTTTTCTCTTTGGCAGCCTTCTTCTCAGCTTTTTCCTTCTTCTCTTTTTCCTGGAGTTTTACCAATTTCTTGTTGTTCTCTTGGTCAGCTTCAGGATAGGCAGCAGCAACTTTGTCTCTTTCCTTATTGAGCTTGTTTACAAGTTCGGTAACCTTTTTACCATGTTTCTTGTCTTTGGTCCAATCCTTAGTAGGGTCCAACTTGTTCTCTTTAAGGTAAGCATCCAAAGCTTTCTTAGCCTTTGTGAGTTCCGGAGTCTTGGATTCCGATTTACTCTTCTTTTCTGTTTTCTTAGCCATTTTCATTTATATTAGGTGAATAATTGAATTTCCTATTTACATAATACCATAGTTATACCTTCCTAATTTGGGTTGGGATTTCTTTAATTTCTAGGATTTCTAAACTGCATTGTTTTAAAACTGCCTCGAGTTGAAGTATATCTTCTACCTCTTTCTGAGATAAGTCCGTAAAAGTTTGTTCAAAAGTTTCTTTCTGTTCTCCTCTTATAAAATTAAATTGGGCAACGATATAAGTCCCATGAAGTTTTTTATTCAGGGCTCCTTTAAGAGATATGAGTTTTCTTTTCAGATAATTACTCTTCAACCTATGGGATTGGTATTCGCCTTTCTTACCCTTACTAAGAGCTACCTTTTTAAGGTACGAAACATAATCTAATTCTCTGAGAGTTTGATTAATGTTTCCCACTAATAATCTTAAGTCTTTTTCCATTTGGGTCTTTGCATTACTTGGTTAGATACTTCCTGAGTTTCTTCTGATAGCATTTCTCTTGCCTCATTTATTATATTGATGGCAAGTTCCCTTTCATCTGGTCCCAGGTTTAATTCTTTATCTTCTAGTACATCAGTATAAGTATTTATTAGATTATCCAATGCAAGTATTCGAATATTCTTTCGAATTGCTAATTTCTCTTCTTCCATGGGTATAAAAAATTAAAGCCCACTACCTTCGCAGGCAATGAGCTTTTGGCTGAACAACGTCCTAAGTGTAGATGTTATTCATATGAACTTAAACTCTAAATTTATATAGCAGACATATGGGATAGTAGTTAGTAAGTTAGAGTTTAATCTTCTGATTCTTCCTCTTCTTCTTCCTTAGCCTTTTTGTTTTTCGGAGAACAAATAACGCCATGTCCTTTCTTAGACTTAACGGTAAGAGTTCCCGGAACGAATGAAACTGAAGTTGATACCGGTTTGCCATCCGTAACCAATACAGAAGTAACCACTACACCCTGATAGCCTTCCTTGTTCTTAACGGCATAACCAAAGTTCATTACCTTGGATTTGTCGTTAATGGCAATAACGTCGATTTGCTTGCTGTTAGGGCGTTGTTCAGCCGGCCGATTCTTAAGTGCCTCTTGACGAGCCTTACGTTTAGCTTCTTTTTCGGGGTCTTTTTCCTTATCCCCTTTCTTCTTGGAGTCTGATTTCTTTGTTGCCATAATTTTTAATGTTTTATAAGTTAATGGTTATTATAAGTAAACTTCTACGTTTATTAGTAGTTGATAGTAAAGGTAGGGAAATTTCCCTACCTTCTTTTAAATCTTGAATACGGTTACCAGATTACTTTTTCCCTTTCTTGCCTTTACCTTTGGCTTCTTTCTTTGCCGGCAATTTGAGACCGAGTTCTTTGGCGATTGCTTTACGGAGTTTTTCGATGTCGTCTTCATCATAATCGTCTGGGTCAGTTTCAAGGTCTTTGTCGTCGCAGACATCCTCAAGTTCTTCGAAGTCCATTTCGGCAAGTTCTTCACCGGTCAGTTCTTCCTCTTCTTCTTCCTCTTCGGAATCATCATCATCATCATCATCATCATCATCATCTTCCTCATCGTCATCATCCGATTCCTCTTCTTCTTCCTCTTCTTCTTCCTCTTCTTCTTCCTCTTCTTCTTCCTCTTCTTCTTCCTCTTCTTCTTCCTCGTCATCGGATTCAGAACCAAAAAGATCTTCGGCTTCTTCGGCAGAAAGCATGATAGGAGCAGGGATAATCTTTACTGAGCCGTCTTCGTACTTAATGATGATTGCACCACCATTGATTTCTGTTCTGGAAACTTCTTTCAGTTCCACTTCTTTTTTCTTCTTAGCCATTTTCGTAATGTTTAAGTTGGTTAATAATTTATTTATATCACTCTGTTATAAGTTTCTTTACCAGTATGGATTTCTGAGTATACCCAGATTTTAATAATTCCTCCTGAGCAATATTGAATTGTTTTATCTCATCTAGAGTTGTCTTTAATTCTAATTGAGATTCAATTGTTATTGCCTGAGAGGCAAGTTCCTTGTCACCTTGATAAGTGACTATCTTAAACTTCTTACCTGCAAATGGGTTTGCTGGTTGATGTGCTGTGATTTTAAAACCTTCGTTATTATTCATTGCTATATTTAATTTTAGTTATCCCAGGAATACCCACCTTCCCAAATACTTCGGTATAGGATTTGTATTTCCCTTTTATCATTGTTTTATAGTTATCGGATAATCGAATTGGGTAGACCCATATTTTATTTTCTATCATCCTATTTGTCATTATATAAGCATAAGACCTTCTAAGTTTAATACTCTCTAATGGAACAAACCCTTGAAATAATAAAGACTTCTTAATAAACCTTTCTTTAGGCAAATACCCTAAAAATTTAAGTGATGCCTCATCGAATATTTCAAGCATATCCCTTTGTGCTTTGATAAATAGTACCTTTTGTATTGGGATGTTCATCTTCTTTCTTAAATATAAAGCCAATGAACTTACCAATGGAGGATACTGCAAGAATAACAGATTGAATTTATTTTTCTCCTCTTGACTCAGCCTGTTGTAAATCCTGTAGGATAGCAAGATTGATTTGTAATCTCTTTTGCCTTGTATACTTGGGAGATATGCCTTGCCGTTGTCCATAGAGTTTGATTGAGTACCTTTCATTGAATTCCTTTTTTCCTTTAGACTTAAAGACTCGGTGCATTTGTACCATAAATCTTCTTCGTCGGTGTTTATCTATGTGATATTCATCGGGCATTATGAACTTCCTTGCTTTTACGAATTTACCCTTAAACCAGAATTTAGTACTACCCTTTTTAAGAAGTTTACCATTCATATCGGATAATTCTCTAATGCCTTGTTTTATAAGTTTCCTCCCAGATATTATATGGATATATTGAAGAACATCTACACCATAAAGATAAACTAAGGTAACCTTTACTTGATGTCTAGTAAAGTATGGTATACCGGTTAGATGTTTCCTATATAATTTCTTTTCAGTAACAATCTTATTGGTAGTATCTGGTCTCCAAGTCCATATATAATATCTATCTGGTCGTATGGGTCCATTGTTACTTTCCTTTAGCTTTACCATTTATATTCCTCTTTGCCATTCTATACCAAAGATTGATAGATTTCTCATTTGCTTCGGGGAATTTCTTTTTCATTCTCCGAATAACTCTATCAAGTTCAAAACCTTTTGCAGTTAATTCGAATACATAAGATTTCTTTGTACCCTTGATAAGATTAAATTCATCCCTCTCTCTTGGTGGTTTCTTTTCTCGAGGTTTCTTTATCCCAGGAACTCGTTTGGTTCTTCTTTGCCCATTTTCCCCTTCTTCTCCGAGAAACCCAAGCCTTAATCTGGAATTTCTTAATGGGTCATCTTTCGAATACCCAATATTTTCTAATTGCTTATCCATCCAATCGTCATATTTATCAATTAACGATTTATCTGGCTTTTCTTCTGATACATTGATATAATGTAATAAGTCAAATACCCCAGCAGAACAAGCATCAGGGAAAGGCATCCCTAATATGATAGCCTTTCTCTTTAAATCCTTATAAGTCATGTTTCTCCCAGAAGCACCAAGGAAATTTGATTTCTCCTTGGATGGAGCTTTCATGTCTTTTCTACTCTTTTTTGCCATATCATTAATATTTTAAAGTATTCATTTATTTTCTTTGCAAATATAAGAATAAATAATTTAATCTTATCTTATTTCTCTATTTATTTTTATAAAAATCCGAGGTTTTTGCTCGGTTCGCAGCAGTGGATTTAGGTTTTTTAGGCTTTCTCTTGATATGTGTGTTATAAGCCATATCCAATTTCTTAATATTGAATTCTATGTTGTTCACTTGATTATAGTTTACTGCTCTTTCCACACAGCAACGGTACTCTGGCCAGAATTTTTGTCCAAGCTTAACAGATTCGGTTTTAATCATGAACTTAGATACCATAAAACCAAAGGTATCAGCATCATCTTTAGTTTTAAATACATACATGTAAAATCTACTAAATTCATCTACTACTTCATCCAAAGGTCTTACTGGTAACAATAGATAACCATCGGTATATAGGTCCTCAGATATTAAAGCTACCCAATACTTTTTCTTTCCTGGTTTTACTTTATACCTAAACCTTTCCTTGAGTTTAGTGTGCATCCAATCCGGTACTCTATTAAGAAGATACTTGATATATATCTTATCCTTCTTATTCGACCGCCTTTTAAATGCAGATGGCTGTTGTAGCATCCTTGGAAGTATTCTAAAGTTATTCCACCTATCAAATTCAAGAATTAATCTTAGAGTATCTATGTCCCATTCATCATCAGACTCCTTTAACCTCTTCATGTTTCTCTCTATATTTTTAGAGTTTACCTTTGGGAGTAATTGAGCCGAGTCTCCTGTGAATAAGCTTGCTTCTTTTCTTTTTAATCGTTTCTCTAAACATCCCTCCATATAATCTTGGAAATTCCTCTCACAGGGGCAATCTGGTCGAAAAATAGAAGTGTGTTTCTCAAAAAAATCCGAGAATAGCCTAAAGAATTTCTCTGACCGTTCCCGGATTTCAAGATACTTGTAATGAGATAACTTTAAAATTTCACCAGCTTCCCATGAAGATTTACTTTCTGATAGTTGAAGGAATAATGATTGTTGTTCTTTATCAATTAAACAACTCCAGGCTTTTTGTTGAGCTTCGTTCATAACATTAAATTCTCCTATATCTCATTATACTATCAATTGCTTCATTGGTTATCTGATTAGGATCATATTCCCCAGAATTAGCATAAAGTTTATCTGGGTCATGGTTTAAATATACACTATAAATGACGTTGTCAAAGGGTAACCATACTTCCATTCTCCCCATTTCGGGGTATATAAGAACTTTTACCCTTTTACAAAGATGGTCAACCTCTAATACTGTAGCATCTACTCCCTCATAAGGATAACCTCGTAATACTAAGTAATCTCCAGGCTTTACATTGACTAAATCATCCACTGAAAACTTCTTATTCTCTCTAGCAATACGTTTAAATCGCCTTACTTCTTTTCTACTACAAGTAGCCACTAAAGAAAAATCATCAAATTCTTCGGCATTGTCAATCCTTACTTTTTTCTTTCTTGGGTGCATTGTCTCGGTATTACGTAACCAAGTTCTGATACCAGATATATTCCTACGTAACTTATTAAGAAAGGGCCTTGAGAATGCTAATTTAGTAGGCATTCTCATAAAACCATAATTGAATAATACTGGTACTTCTTCGAATACCATCTTACCCTTTGTGGTTTTTCTTAATACGTTTACCATAGGAATAATTGCCTTGATTTGGTCATACCCCTTTTCTTTGAGTTCTTTATTGATTTTATCACAGTACTTCCTTTCAAGGTAAAATATACAATATGAGTATGGGGTATGCTTCTTCATGGGTTACTGGTTTTTAAGAATTAACTTAGCTTGCTTATGTACTAACTTATAGTTTACATTCTTCAGTATATCACTAGCCATGAATACATAAAGAATCTCACCTATCTTTGGTACATCGATTACCATAATATTGGCTTTATCGAATAGTGGTTTATAGAATACGGAAGATAAATCCTTTCCAACTACAAAGAAAAATTCTTCTGAGGGCATTGAATTATATCTCATACAGAGTATGGGAACTTTATTTGCTCTTTTTGCATCCTTAGAAGCTTGTTCCCAGAATTTCAGTATATCGCATCCCTTATTACCTAAGAGTAGATGTTCAAACTTAATCTCTTTATAATTCTTGCATTCGATGGATATCTTACATCTATGAGCATGCCTTTCATCAGTACAGGTTAAATCGGAAGTGGAGTCCTTGTTTGAATGCCAAGCTCCACTCCCCGCTCTATTCCTTTCAAATTTGTATCCGGTCCATTTTGTAAACCAAGCACCTATCTTTCTTTCGAATCGATTTCCTTTATTCTTAGAGTTCATAATATAATGGTGTATTGTATTTTTATATACCATTATAGTAATTGGTACCTACTCAGGCCTTGGGTCTTTTCCACTTGCAGAATTTTAGTATTACCTAGAGGAAGAGAATCTAAGTGGGTTATCAAGAATAGAGTTTTCTCTTTGAATATGTAACGTATTAAGGAAGTAACTATTTCTATGTTATCTGAACTTAGTGATTCAAATACCTCATCAAGGAATGCTAAGTTAATACCCTTAGAGGCAGTTAAAGCCTCATTCATTGCAAAAGCCATTGCTACACAGACCAATTGTTTCTCGCCACCCGATAGTTCATCGTAATCTATAATCATCCCATCTCTTTCAATAAGAGTAACAAATTCTTTTCTAGCAGTGCCCAAATCAATATTAAATTCAATCCTAAATCCCAATACCTCTGAATACTTATCAAGGCATTTATTTAAGAACTCAAGGGATGAATCAAATAGATAAGCCTTAATCCCATTATTACCCAATGGGTCATTAATTAACCAGTTATAATTCTCTAACTCTAACTCTTTATTGTGAAAGTCTTCATCAACCTTCCGTAAATTCTTCCTAATCTCCTTAAGTTTTTGTTTATACTTTGGAGACATGACCTTAAGCTTTTCTTGCTTGAGCTTAACCAGGTCTTCGTCAATAGAAGCAATATCAGAAGCAATATCATCACAGTCTGATTTTAATTTCTTATACCTATCATTTACACTACTAAGTTCTTCCAACCTTTCTAATGCCTCCTGATACTCCTTATCGTATTTATCAAGGTCAGAGAACGCTTTATATATTGATTTGGCATCACGTAATGCACGTTTGTAGTGACCTTCTTCTAACTGTATTACTAATTCTTTAATTACTTTCTTAAGAGGTACATTTGATAAATTCTTGGCATCTTTTATCTTACCCCTCAAATCAAGGATTAGTTCATTTTGTTTTTTAATCTTTATCTGAAGCGAAGCATCTACTTCATCCTTGATTTGTTTTTGTTTTTCAATTAGTAGCTTAGTTAGCTTTTCTCTATCTTGCTTTAACTCTCTTCTTTCTTCTTTGATTTTTTGCTTGAAGGATTTTTCTCTATCTCTCATATCGAAGTAAGCTTCCTTGTTAGCCTCTAATTCTTTCTTAAGCATTTGAGACTCATGCTCTACCTCGTTTATTTGAGATATCAAGTTATTTTTATCTTGTAATGCAATGCCTTTAGCAAGGTTTAAGAACTCTAAATCAAATACTTCTTCGAATATCTTTTTCTTATCCGAATTAGATTCTTGTATAAGTCTCTTTATACCCTGACCAAACATGATTGAGTTCATAAACAGAGTATATGATAAACCTATCTCTCTGTTTATAAAATCCTGTATCTTCCCCTTCCCTTTTATATCGACTATATCTCCATCTTTCATGAAGATAAGTCTGTCTTTGCCTTTAGCACCATCCTCAAGTACTTCATCATACTTTTGACATCTAACTATCTTATATGTATGAGAATCTTTCTGAAAATATACTTGTACCTTAGTACCCTTGTAATCTTTAGGCCTTACTTGCTTCCAAGTATTTACCTCAGAAACACCCTTTAGGTTTTTCCCATATATTGCCCATACCAAGGCAGAGAGAATAGTTGATTTCCCTTTCCCATTTGGGGCCTTGATAAGTATGGTACAAGTGGGGTTTAATTGTAGATGTAAGGATTCTATTGAACAAAATCCTTCTGCCTCTAAGTTTAAGAACGTTAACATGACTCAGCCTTTTTAAGTGTTTCAATTAATAGATTAGTTTTAACCTCATCTTTAATACCTTTCTCTCTTAGGTATCTCTTTGCTAGAGACTTCTTAGAAAGTTGCTTAGTAATCTTATGTTTGTTATTAACTGGAGTACTAGCTTTTTGAGGGATTACCGTATAATAATTGCCATCATCATTAATATCCTCTTCCCTTTCTACATCGATGAACTTTGGGAAATTTTTCAAAGGTACAAACTTCAGAGACAAATCTTCATAGATTTTCCAATACCCTAATTCACAATCTCTATCGGTTCTCCTTTGATGGTTAGGTGCCCCAATCATATAAACCTTCTTTGATAATCTTTGAGGTTTGTGTATATGACCACATAATACTAAATCGAATTTATTGAGAACATTTACATTTAAGTTTTCTACGGAATCTATCTCTCTACCATCGGTATCCTTTGCACCGGGATAATCAGTGTGTAGTAAAAGAATATTCTTTTTACTTTTATCTAATTCTAACTTCTTTAAGTATTCACTTAGACCCACGTTATTATCAATATAAGGAACCCCATATACCATAATATCTTTATGTGTAGAAGATAGTTGGGTTTTTTCATAATCTAATATCATGATACCATACTTCTCTACTTGATAAAGCCAGCTAAAGGGTTTAGTACCAACCTTACTTATTTTCTTAATATCATGATTTCCAGATATGGCATATATCCAAAATCCTTCGATTAGTTCATTATAACATATCTCTGCTAATTCTTGGTCCATTGTTTCGGCCTTATGAAATAAGTCTCCACAAAATAATGCAGGACAGTTAAACCTTCTACATAATTTCCGTATAATCGACAAAACCCTGAAACTATTCAGGGTCCTGTGATTATTCTCATTGAACTTAGCCCAGAGATTAATATGCAAATCTGAAAAGGCTATTGCTATTACTTCTTTCCCCATATCCTATCTAAATGGTAATTGATTTGTTCCGTTCTCATACCTAAATCGAGCTCAGATATACAAATAGTGGGTATTTCCCAATCTGCAAGAAGTTCTCCCATCAACGATGATATCTGAATCTGAAAGAATCTATTCGTAATTCTCTTCTTATTATCTTCCATTGCCCAATCAGAATAATTACAAAGGTTTAGAGGAAGGAAGATTGCTAAATCACATTGGTCTTCCATTGATGCTTTACAACAACCTATAAAGTGTTCTAATTCGCATTCCGGAATAGTTCTAGATTGTTTATACCAAAAATATGCAGCCAGGTCAGCATAACTCCTATCTGTAACAAATTCCTCTTTACCTCTAAAGAGTCTGTTTCTTAAACTAAGGAGTTGATAATCTGCCGTTTGCATTGCCTGAGAACCGAGTGATAATACCTCATTATGAGATAAATCTTTCATAGCCGGTAATAAATCCGACATACTACCTGATACAAAAGGTATGTTTTGTGATTTAGCCACGTATTGTGCTAAAGTGGTTTTACCTATCCCAGAGGGACCTACAAACATTATTCTTTTAGTCATGGTGTAATGCTTTAAATGGTTTTATAAATTCATTTGTCAAGAAAGATGCTAAAGAGTATTCGATACATACTTTCTTGAATTTCTCATATTTAAACTCCTTTTTTGTTTTTAAGGGCAATTCCTTCAAAGGGTTATGTCTTACAAACCAGAAAAGGTCAATCAATTGCTCATTCCTTTTCCATATTTGAAGATATTCTTTGTTCTTACTCTGAGCAATGAATTTCTCAATCCTACCTTCATCGAGTATTTTCCTTGCCTTTACTGGTCCTATACCCGGGAACCCTGGTATATCATCGGAAGTATCTCCAACCATTGCAAGGTACTCTACCGTTTCATGAGAATGATAACCGAATAATTCTTTGCAGTTATCCATTCTTATCATCTCATCTTTTCTGGGATTATATATCCTCAGGTTATTTGATAGCAACTGGTTAAAGTCTTTATCCGATGATATAAGTATCATTTTCTCGGATTGGAATTTTTTAATTGCAAGGTATGCTAAGAAGTCATCTCCTTCATATACTGTAGATTTCTTTTTATCGAAGATATAATTAATTCTTAGCATACCCAGCATTTTCATTATAATTGCCTTTTGCTTTTGCAATGATTCGTAATCTACAGATATATTTTTTCTATGTCCCTTGTAATTGGGCAATAACTTCGTCCTTACTGGTGAATGACCATTATCGAATGAAATATAAACCTCATCCGGTTCGAACCTTGTAAGATACATATGTAGAGATTTGAAAAATCCGAATATTGCCCCACTCGGTTTGCCATCGGTAGATTTAAGTTTTTCGAACTTATGAAAAGACTGATGGAGAATATTCTCTCCATCAATCAGTAATATTGTTTTCTTGCTCATCGTCCAAAATCTAATTCATAAAGTGAAACTTCTTGAATCTTTTCCTCTCCAAGATATACATCTAAATAATTCTCTGGTTGGCTATAAGCATCTAGATACCTAACCCTAGATTCCATTCTCAAATTTTTCTTAAGGTACTCTTTAATTACTTTCTCTATACCTTCTACCTCTTTCTTATTCATCGTCTTCCTCCTCCTCTTCTGAATCTGAATAGTTTTCATATTCTACACCATCGACTGGGAATATATTTGTTTCTATCTTCTCCAGTTGCTTTTTAGTAGTACCTATGGTATTTACTCCGGCTTTCCGTAAAAGTTTTCTACGAAGTTCATCGTCTTCTTCCAAAAGCTTTTGGAATTTCTCTTCCCCTCTTGCAAGAGTTTTCCCTTTCAATTTATACCCACCAGTAGTTTTTTCGATTACATCGGTATCTACTAATACATCCTCTAAAGCATAGCATCTATCAAATCCAACCTCATGGAATTTAGGGTTGAAATATACTGGGCATTTACTAATTGTAGGTCTAGGAGGAGCAACCTTATTTTTAATAAGTCTAATTGTGACAAGTTTTCCAGCTTTCCTTTCTTTCCCATTTTGTTTGATGGTAACAGACCTTCCCGAATAGAAAGCAGCTCTGATTGAAGCATAGAATTTGAGTGCAGCACCTCCTGTAGTTGTTGTGTTATCTTTTCCAAATCCGACATTTAAAGCAGTTCTTAATTGGTTAATATAAATCTGAGATACTCCCAGCTTGTAGAATAACTCACTTCGGATACGGAAGTATTTGTAAAGAGCCTTTGCTCTACCTCCCATTTCTGCTTTACCATCAACCATCTTAGCATCTATATTATCTGTACAGTCTGTAGCTGCAATAGAATCAATTACTAAGAGTATCGGTTCATTGTGAGTTAATTGAGAACGTAAATATATTGCTAAGTCTGCCACTACGTCTGCAATATATTCAATACGGGTATCATTAACAATGGTTACTCTTGCGGGGTCTACCCCATTTATTTCAGCCCAAGAATTCATCCAGGATTGTTCAGCATCTACCCATATCACATGACCTCCAAGTTGTTGAGTAGCATAAGCAAAGTTATAAGCCACTAAAGATTTACCAGAGGATTCCTCTCCAGCAATCTCAACGATTTTACCATAAGGAATACCCTTACCGAATAAGTAGTTCAGAGCAAAGAAAGTAGATGGTATATATAAATCGGTATCAGTAACTTCTGAAGCTAATTTAATCATACTCCCATATTTCTTTGCCATCTCATTTGCTGTTGGTACTTTTAAACCAACCTTAGATTTCTTTGCCATAATGTAATGTCTTTAAACTAAAGAAGGTGATAACAGAACGAATCTAATTACCACCTTCGAATGAAACCATATTACTAACCCTTAAATATCCGATTTGTATTTTCTTTTCTTTTTCTTGGGTTCATCATCTTCCATGTAATGGTCTTTGTGAACTCCCTTTTTCTTTTTCTTCTTGGATTTATCATCATCATCGTCATCCCCATGGTCTTCGTTTAGATACTGTGAAAGTAAATCTTCCAACTCATCATAGGATTTGATTTGAGAACGAACTATCCCCTCAAGGTCAATTGTACCTTGATATGTCTTGTCCAACTTAGTTGGTTTGCAAGCACGAGCAGAATAAGTGGTATCTAGTTTACCAGACCCGGAACGAATTATCTTGATATCGTATCCAGTTTTTGGATCTGTCATATCACCTGCCTCATCTTCATCAAGGTAAAGGTCAATGATATCCTGGTATACTGAGCGAGGAACTAAAACTCCCTTATCTTTGCCTTCGTAATCTACCTTACTACCCTTTTCATCTGAGTAAATGATACCACCGATAACATATCTTCTTCTTGGTACCAGGTTCTTGGCAAGTTCCTTGTCATCTTCATCCTTGGAGTTTTTCAATTCTTGGTATTTCTCCATGAATGGGCAAGGTTCATCAAAAGTAGCCGGAGATATAACTCCTCCCAAATTGCCACCCAGGTAGAATTGAATAATTTCGATACCCAATTCTTGGTCATCACCCGGAGATTTAATTCTCATCCTCAGAGTTCCCTCTTTTGGATATACTAACCCACTACCATTTCCCTTGGATTCTAGCTGTTTCTTTCTAGCTAGCATCTTTTCTTTTGTAGAAAGTCCCTCTGATGAAACTTTCTTTTTCTTCTTGTCTTTTATCATAATGATTAGTTTTAATTATTCGGTTCTGAGTAAACTACTTCGTTCATACTCAATACGGTAAGAACGTTTTTCTCTAAGATCTTTTGAAGAGCAGGAGATAATTTATCTGTTTCGAATTCAAGTTCTTTACCCGCATACAAACCATAGGTAACTATCCTACCTATGCCCACCAATTCCCGATAGGTTTTATATTCTTCTGTAATCTCCCCACTCTTTACTACAACTCCTTTACGAGGAACTCCCTCTTTTACTTGTTCAGGGATAATCAAACCCGATTTAGTTTGGTTTACCTCCTTTGGAGATAAAATAAGTACCCGGTTTTCTGTAGGGCATCCAGGTAATTCTTGATTAAATTTCTCAGCCACAAGAGGTGAGATAAATGTCATTGAATAATTCATATTCTGATACTGTTTTTAAAAGTTAGTAATTATTTATAGTTCAATAGGTTAACCCTTTCTTAGGTTCGCATTAATAGTTCTTAATATATTTTCGCGTGACTCATAACATTTACAGATAGTTATGAACTTATTTGCTTTTTCTACAGCTTTTAAATACCTTTCATTGATAGAAGAGTATTTCTTGTTAAGGTTTGCCTTATGAGATACATATTCGTTATTCCATCTTTCATTAGCATCCTTATAATATAACCAGGCATTCGAATAAGCTTCTTCTTTTTCCCTTGCTAGAGCATCCCTTTCTTTTATATATTTATCTCTCAAAGAAGCAAGTACATAATAACTAGAAGGAGATTCTCGTAGCTGAGAATTAATGATATTCTCATTGATAGATAATTCCTTTTGTATATCAATCTCAATAAGTTTACCTTCAAATTTAACCTTTAGTTTTTTCAGTTCCGTCTTCATAAACTTCTAATAGGTTTTTAAAGTCTTCTTTACTAAATTCTCCTTTGCTTATTGCTTTAGTTACTTGAGCAAAAGCCATTTGATAAGAGAGTTTCATACCGGGCAAATTAAGAAGAGATTTATAGATGCTTATCTTATCTACCAAAGCCATTAATCTTAAGTCGCATAAGTTATCAGTACCACCTCTATCTAGTAATGCTAAAAATGCAGCCCAATAAATATGGGTGGCATCTTCATAAGCAAGTTTACCATCCTCATCTGTAGCCATTACTTTAAAAGCTAATCCCTCTAAAGTAGTAAGATTAGTTTGTACTTGAGATAACTGAGTCTTTAATCGGTTAAGTAACATTTTTTCTTGTCCACTCAACCTTAGATTAACTACATCTAAGTACTTAAGTAAGTTTTCGATAGAATAACCTAAACACCCTGCAACCATATAAGTAAGGGCAGTTAATTTGCTTGCATTATCAATCTCTTTCTGTGTTGCCATAATTCCATAAATTTATATTATTTATGTAGACATAGTATCTTCTCTTTTCGATTCTGTTATAATGGTTGATACAGATTCTGAATGCTTCAGATTAGTTTTACAATTAGGGCATTGTACTATCCTAAAATAATCTCCAGATTTATTATAAACCCCAAAAGTTTCACTGGTATCATATTCAAATTCGCAATCACATACTGGGCATTTAGCCCTCCATACTGTGGGTCCGTTCAAAATCTTTTTCATAACGTTTTCTTTTCTTAATATATTTATATACTAACATGGGTGATATCCCATACTTCCTAGCAAGTTTTGCTTTTATCATACCAGTATCATACTCATAAAGTAATTGAAGTATATCGGGTCTACTTAACTTTGTATCTGAAAATTTAAACCTACCATCTCTAATACATTGTTGAGTATTTTCCTTAGCAGTACCCCAATATAAGTTCTTATAATGATTATGAGTTCTTATATTATCCTTATGACATACATACTTATGATTATTTGGGTTTGGTACATATACTAATGCTACTAATTGATGAATGTTATAAGTGTACCTATATCCATTCGTATCCCTAATAGAAACTATAACATATCCGTTATTTTTAATTCGATTAAGGGATAATTTTACCCAACCTTTACCCTTATAATTAGAATATACCTTACCATTCTTGGTAACATGGTAATTAGGGCAACCAATGCAATCTAAGTTTCCCTTTAAAATCTTCCTCATACTGCTTTATCTCTTTACTAAACAATTTAGGATAATCCTTAATGATTACATTCTTATACTTCTTATGTTCTTCCATATACTCCTCTACTGAGAAATCTGGTTGAAGCATCTTTCTATAATCATACCCAGGAATAAAAGGTAATTCTTCTGCCATTGACCTACCAATAGAGAAGTCCATTGACATATCTACATCATCCACTTGAAAACCAAAATATTTCTTAGTACTAGGGTTTCTCAATATATCCCATATTTTAAAAACAGTCCAAGTATTAATATATTCAGGCTTTGAGTAAAAATAGGCTGCATCATGAACAGTTGCTACTTCAAGCATACGAGGTAATTTACCTTGTCTCATTAACCAATAAACAAGGATAGCTCCAAAATTAGTCATATTTGCTGCAGCACCTTGACATGGGAAATTAAGTCCCAAACGGATGGCATAAGCAACTTCTTGTTTATCATTTGAGTATATTTGGGGTAATCTTCTCTTAGTACCAAATAACTGGGTATAATATCCATGCTTACGAAGGAATTTCTCTTGTTTCTCTTTGAACTTAAGTATCTTTGGGTGTTTCTTAAAGAACTCATCCATCTCCTTACGAGCTTCCTCTTTAGTAACTATAATACCAGCTTTTGGGTCTGATAATTTTACTGCTAGCAAAGCATCTCCAATTCCATAGATAAGCCCAAATGCAATTTGCTTAGCTTGTTTTCTTCTAGTCTTCCAAAGCTTATGGTCAGGGTGACTTTCGTCTTCGTATATTTTACTGGCTTCCTCAATTGGAACCCCATATTTTGCTGCTGCTATACCAAGGTGAGGGTCTACGCCCTTTGCAAATGCTTCCAGATAAGTTTCATCACCTGATAAATGAGCCATCATTCTTAACTCTGCCTGTGAGTAGTCGAATGCCATATATAGATAACCTGGAGGAGCTACCAATTGTTTCTTAATATTTGGGTCTACTGTTGTCTTTGGGATCTGCTGCATATTTGGGTCTGCAGAACTAAACCTATTAGAGTCAGTACCATGTATGTTATATCTACCATGTAATCGAGAATCATCTTGTACCTTTTCCCACCACCCATAAATATAAGTCTTATACATTTTCTCTAACCCTCTTAGTTCGAGAAGTTTATCCAAGAATATTGCCTTTGGTGAATCGGGTTTTTTAACTGTTAACCTTAAGTTAGTTAGGGTTTCTTCATCTGTACTTGGTTTACCAGAATCATTATCTTTAATTACATCGAAATGGAATCCATCCTCTGAATACATTAGCTTAGGCAAATCAACTGGGCTACCAAGGTTAATGGGTCTTATTAATTCCTGTTCCTTTTTAGTTGTAAATATACCTGCCTTGATATTCGATATTTTCTGTTCCCTTAATGCAATCTTTCGTTTGTCTTTTGGGTCATTATAATCTAATTCCTCAAGTTCAGCTTCGATAGATTGAATATACTTATCAATCTTTTCTTGGTTGTACTTCTTTTCGAATTTCTTTACTCTTGGCAAGTCATATATTGCTTGTCTAGCAGCATCTATTTTTGGTTTATATTCTTCCAGAAGCTTTTTATTGAACTCAGTATCTAGATATAATCCCTCTTTCTCTACTGAGGTGAGTACTCGTGAATTACACATAAATAAATTACGGAATACCGAATACATACCCAAATCAATCAACTTCTTTTCAAAGAATAACATTAACCTAAGAGTATAATCCGTATCTTGACAACCGTAATGGCAAAGTGGGTCTAATTCCTTTTTATCCCATGGTATCTTATCAAGGGCATCTTGCTTTTCATAATTACCATACTCTGGTAAATATCTTCTTACCATTGACTTTAAGTCATGAGGTTTTTCCTCGTTGAGAACATATTTAGCAAGCATCCCATCTAAACATGTACCTCTGTAGAATATATGATACTTCTGGTTTATCTGGTCGTCAAATTTCCAGTTCCATGCAACCTTAGTTATCTCATAATTCTCAATTACTTCTTCCCCAAATTTCCTTAACATCTTTTTCCAATTCCAACCTGGTGAAGTATAAGCTTTTGTTTCGAAATGGTCTAAAGGGATGGAAGCACCAAACCCAGGCATCCAAGATACAGAGAGAATTGTAGGTTTAAAACTCTTATTATAAATAGGTTCTGCATTCGTTTCATAGTCACAGCAAGCATAACCCGTAGCTTTACAACAAGCAATAAGTTTCTTAAGCTCTTTCTTGTTCTTTATAATATGATACCGTGTTTCCATATTTTAAAATAGAAAAAGGGACATACCCACCTATAGTAGATACATCCCTCATTATTAGTATTTCTCTTGTAAGTCTTCCAGATTAGATGCTAATGCTAACCAGTCTTTTTGATAAGTATGTAATGAGTCTATGGTGTGATACAAATAACCTGGTTTTACTCCAACCTCTTTAGCTACATATTCCATTAGTCTCCATGCAAGGTATACATCATTACCAAAGTGAGTAACAAAGTCCGAACTTCTTTGGTGATAGCAAATGTGTAATACCTTTTCTCCTTTACCATTCTGACGGATAAGGAAGTCATAATACATAGAGCAGGGTATACGTCTACTACCATCATACCAATCGGTATCTAATCCGTCCATATCACCATTGAATATTGGTAATACTGCTTTACGAGTGTCATTATCATCCTTCAGTAATCTTATCAATGGTTTAATAACATGGATGATTCTCTCATTATAGGTATAATCAAATTTACCATTTACCAAGAACTGTTCCCATAAATCTTTTCTTAATTCCCAAGCTTTACCTGGATTAATTATATCAGAGGTATCAATCCTTTCTTGGAACTCAGCATCTGCCCATTCTCTTGAATGAGAGAATACGAATAACCATACCGGGTCTCCCAATGAAGTTAAGCAATATTGTTGGCAAATGAGTTCTTTAGTAATAAAATCCTCATTACCTTCAATCACTTTATTCTGATAGGTCTTTGGTTTTACAGTTTGACCATAACTGTTGAGTTCTCTGCCCATTTCGGACATTAACTCAAAACTGTTCGAATAAATCCTCACAATGTATATTTTTTAATTGTTCTACTAATAGCACCCTGACTAACTCCAAAAATCTTTCCTAACTCTTTCTGAGTTTTCCCTTTCTTATACAATCTTAGTATATCTAATCTATCTCTATCGGATAATACAGAAGCGGGATGCTTTTCACCTCTCTTACCATAAAAATGATTATTTCTACCTTTAGACCTATTACCCCTACCATCCCTTAAACACTGAGTATTATTCTCTTTATAGGTACCCCAATAAAGATTCTTATAATAAGGGTTCATCCTATTATTATCCTTATGACATACACAGGGTTTATTCTCTGGGTTTGGGATATATGCTAATGCTACTAATCGATGAACCTTAAACATACGTTTCTTACCATTTAACCATAATCTTACATGAGGGTATCCATGATTTATGTTTACCTTTAATTTATACCAATTGCCTAAAGTCCCTTTATTAGAACCTCTTAACTTTCTAGTATAAACGTTCCCACGTTTAGATACATAATAATAAGGGTAACCCGGTATATTATCAGTTCTCATTCTTTTGTTTTAAAAGTTTCTTCTTATAGGCTTTACGTTGAGAGTAAGAAATTACATTCTCGGGATATTCAATATCTTCGTATTCAAGAAGTAATTCTTTTGCTTTCATTGATTTATATGTTTCTTCATATAAATCTGGTCTGAGCACTTTAAAACTTCTAAAGAATACCTTGAATGAAGAGAATTCCTTCTCTGTACCCTTTTGGAATTTCTTCCATATTTCTTTTATTCTCTTATTCCAAGCATTCTCTTCTGCCCCCTTAAGTACCTTCTTCAATGGCTTATGGGTATGATACATTAGAAGTGTCTCCACATTTCCGTACATTTGAGTCGCGAATAGGTTGATTTGTACTGACTGATCCGGACCATATACGTACTCTGACATTCGTTGAATTAATAGGAAATCGAATATTAACCTCTTGGTAATTTCTGAAGCCCGAACTACCATTGTAATAACTGGGATGTCCTCCCCGAATCGTTTTGAAAAAGTCGCAGCTATTAGACATTGCTTTCCGTTATCATGATGATTGTTAAACATATAGGTTATATTGTAATTCTGATTGTACTTATTTCTCAGTACTCTCAGTTTACTACGCAACAAGTCAAGCTTATTAAAGTCTATGTAGTTATTCAATAAGCTAGTCCACTTAGTTTCTTTATAATTGAAACACCGCCCATAATCAAATTCTGGGTCTACCCAAGCTTTTCGTATCTTTATAAATACATTATACACTACTGCTACCCCACTATTGGCAATAGCCCCCTTTGCAAATAAAGCAGGCTCTAATCTTAGGAATCCCTCATTGAGTTTTTCCCATGCCTCTTGTGAAGTAGCAAATTCTAACGAATGGAGGGACTCCTCCGGATTAAGTTGAAGTCCCTCTAATTTATGGTTCCATCCTGACATGCTAGTAATTAGTATTTTGTCTCCATAAATTGAGACGTTGTTTTTTAAAGAATAAACTAAATAATCCACAAGGAGTAAACCCATTCATGGCTAAAAATCCCATATAGAGATAGAATGACTTTACCAAAGATTCCTGAAAATCTATTTCTTTGGTCATCACTTGAGTTTGTTTCCAGGGTCTACATTTAAGGAAGTTCCTTGCTTTATTAAGTTCATATATTACTTCCCATAAATATAGCTTCTCATTTTCATGAGATATCTCGCTCATTTCATGAAAACCTGGGGTATAAGAAACTATCTTATCATATTCTTCTCTATCTTCTCTTGCCCAATCAGTTGGACTTAGTATAGGGTATTTCCTTACACTTCGATGATCTGGGTACTTGATGAGTAGGTTTTTGACTCCAATTGCCATTACCTCAAATAAACTCTTTGCATCTTGGTATTTTAATATATCTTCTGGCAATATATTAGAATACAAAAGCAAAGTAAAGAAGAATCCCAAGGCATCTGCTTGTTCCTCATTTGCATTTGCTAGATGATTTAATACCTGAGTATATTCCTCTGAGGTTAAACAATCATTATTCCATCCATAATCACGATATATAGATACTACTTCATCGGTAGATTCGAATCCTTCAGTTAACTCTTCAATAACTCTACCAATAAAATCCTTTAGAATAACTTGGCTCTTTGGATTATTTATATCTAATGGGTAATCTGGTAGCTTTTCTATGGATTTATACCCAGAGAATTGCTCTATCCCAAGAACATACATTTCTTGTAATATCAGTGCCTCAGTTTCTTCTACCTGAGGCACTTGTTCATTTATATTCCTGATGTCCATGATTATTTACTTCCTGATGAACCAAAACCATTCCCTCCTCTACTTCCCCACATCTGGGATTCAGTATAAAATTCCTCTTGTTGAATCTCTTCTGGCTCAGTGATATATATTGGCACATGAATAAATTGTACCAGCTTCTGGCCAGCCTCAATAACCTGGGCTTCTTGAGAAGTGTTGTATACTCCAATGTGTATCTCTCCAACATAGGGAGAATCTACTATCTCGGCAGTAAAGATTAATCCTTTCTTAGTAGCTATACCAGATTTGTTTGCTGCCATTAGCATAGATGCAGGCGGTTCTAACAAACCTTTGATACCCGATGGGATAAGTATCCTATGCCCAGGTTGTAAAGCTATATGCCTTACGAAATGTTCACTAAAGGGTATATCCAAATCATACCCTCCTGAATCGAACCCATTCTTAGAATGGATATCCTCTGAAGTCAGGTTGGTTGGTACATAAAAATCTAACCCAGCATCATTGGGGTTTGCTCTGTTGGGAGATACTACCTCCCTTACTTTGATAAATCTGAATCTGTTCATAATATATTGCATTTATGTAAAAGTTGTCCAAAGGTTAATTTCTCGGGTCTAGAAACATGTACTCCCAATGAATTACACATTCTGATTACATCGGTAGAACCTTCCATACAAAGGTTAGCAAGTACATCTTCTTGCTTTACAAAATAGTTTGGGTTGTTAAGGTATACCTTGAACATAGCCCATATCATCTCTATTGGTTTCATTATTTAGTACACTCTTTATAAAGTTCTCTAATACGTTTTCTGGGTACTTCGAATTTCTCAACAGTTTTGGTAATAACTTCTTTTTTGTCTTTCCCTTTCCGAATCAAGCCTCGGATGTATTTCTTGATACCAACCGTATCTTCTAATACATCCAAATCCTTGTATTGATTCTTCTGTTCTAGCTCTTTCCTTGTGATATTCAAGTTCTGAGACATCTTGAATGCACATAGCTCTGAGTCTCCGCATAGCTTACACTCTTTAGTTGATAGGTCATACCCAATACCGAAGCAAGGGTCTCCATTAGTTCCCAGAGTACTAACATCTATGGGAGTAAGGATATCTTGCTTCGATAAGTCAGGAAGTTGTTTCTTTTTCTTAGCCATTATATATCTTTTTTACGTTTATAAAATGTATATTTCACTGTTATCTTCTATGGGAACATAGGAATAACCGATGTTATTAATAAATAGTTCCCTGAGTTTATATAATTCTTGGTATGAATTTCTATCATGGCTCTCTTGACATACTTTGACTACCATACCATTACTCCAGTACAAACAAAAGAAATGAGTAAAACATTCGGGGGTATTTTGAGAAGTTTCCAAATTTGATACCCATATCAAATCTCTACAGTTGAATACATGTTTAGGATTATGTACCTCCCCAACAACAAGAGATTTAAACCATTCCCTAATCTTCTTCATCATAAGTGTAATTAATGTGTTTACAATTGGGACAGACCCATTCTTTGAAATGCCATCCCTTAATTTCCAAATCCTTTTTATGAAAACGTTTCTTACATGAATGACATTGATAGCCATCCTTAGAAAGTATGAAGTCTAAAGCGAGTATTATTATCATAATAACAACCGCTGTAATTAAAATATATTTCTCCATCACTGAAAGCCTTTGATTTTCTTTTTAGTGTTATTGGGTTTCCTTAAAAGTACCCAGCAATAAATACCGGATGCAGAGATTTGGATTATCTTCCAACCATCTGATAATAGAGTAGTTAGTTTAGTATCATCCTCATCTCTGATACATATTAGTTTATCATTATTCATAATGCCTATATGCTTATTAATTGTAATCTTCTTTTCCTCCTACGGAGAAAAAGTAAATACTCATAGTACTTCTAGTTAACTCTTAATAAGGCTATGGTTAGGATGTTTCTTCCATAGCTTATCTAACAATATTACTTTCAATTCTTGTCTCTGATAATATTGCTTCCTATGCTTACCATGCCTATCTAAATAAGGGCCAGGATAATGAAGGTCATCCAGGTATACTTTCTTTTTCGATTTATCGGTTCTTACCAAACGACCAAGAAACTGAATAGATTTTTCCTGACTATCCATGCTTGCTGCATTAAGTAAATACCTAAGCTTAGGAAAGTTTTTACCTCGAGCAATGATTGTAGTTGATACCAAGATATCTATTTTGCCTTCCCTAAAATCCATCATTATTTGTTGTCTTAACTTAGAGGGAGTATTAACATGCACATAGGCAATATTATAGGCATCGCCCAGTTTCTTTTTAAAGAACTTATATAGATTTTCACAATGTGCAATATGCTTGCATACTACAAGAGCAGGATATCTACCTTGATTAATATTCCATCGTAATCGATTATAAGCCATGGTCCACGCGGTATTATTTTCGGTAATAGAATCATCATATATCTCCTTATAGGATATACAATCAGATTCCCAATTACCATACCAAGGTTTACCGGGTACCATCTTTACGATAGTTTTAGTTGAGTAACCCTTCTTGATGGAATCCTTAAGTTTAAACTCAGCAATCACTTTACCAAAGAAACATTCTAGGTTCATATTCTTAACCTTATCCTTAGCAAGCTTACTCATATAAATGGTACCGGATAATCCTATACGAATTCGGGTATTAAACAGTCGGGTGATTACATTCTGATATTGTTTACTACCTCCCTGGTCAGCCTCATCCACAAGTACCATGTCTATCTGAGATAGTTCTTTTTGATAGAATCTCATGTTCCTCGAAATAGACTGAACCATACCTATAGTAAAATTACTCCAGTTTAAAACCTTGCCTTGAACAAAAGTGATATCTTCTCCCGGAAGATATTGCTTAAATTCTTCTCTAGCTTGATTTAACCAATCTGAGTCATTAGTTATTAGCAAAGTCTTTAACTGCTTCTTATAGGTTAAATATAAAGACGACATGATAAGAGTTTTACCGGCATTAACCGTGTAATCTAATACACCAATATGGAAAGGTGTATCTCCTACTCGATTATTAATCACAGACTTAACTGCTTTCTCTTGCTCTGGCCTTAACTTATACTTACCTATATTCGTAACTACTTTACTGATTTTAGGTAAAGGTTGTCTCATATCTACAACTTTAGGTTTAATCCCCATTTCAATACACATATCGTATACCTTAGGAAGTAAACCTATTTTAAATTGCCCAGTCTTGGTAATGTAGTGAATTTTACCATCCCAATTCTGCATACCTCTTTGCCTTGTACGTAAGTAGAAAGCATTTGGATGTCGAATGGCAAACTCATTATAAAGTTTCTGTGCGAACTTAAGAGGTAAGTCAAGTTCGCACATATTTCCATTCTGAATAATTAGCTTACTCATTTGATAATTACAGTTACACCTTTAGTAGCTTTATCCATACCCATTGCTTCCTTGAGAAGTTTCATATGATGCTCCTCATCCGCAATCAATTTCTCAAGGAAATAATTCACGTCATTATAATCAGAACGTTCACTATATTGAGTAATTGCCCTTTGAATCATTTTATAATGACCAATAGTTTCTATCTCAGAATTCAAAGCAATCTTTAAAGCTTGTTCCCAAGTAGAACCAATCTCAATTGTAGGATTAATATTCATGGTAGAGTAATCCTCGTATGGGTCTGCCCTTTGTAAGAAATCAGATATCTTGTCAAGATGCCTCATCTCTACCAAACCAATACCCAACATCAATTCTGATACCTCCTCGAATCTAGAAGACTGTTGGGTATACATAATAATTGCACTTAGTTCTGAGAATTTGGCATTCTTCCAAATCACATAGAACATATTAATTATCTCATCAGGCCAAGGGTCGATATCCTTAAAATCTGGATAAGTTACCGATTGGTCTGAATACTTGAGGACATCAATAAAGGCATTAGCTGCATCCTCCACTCTGTTTCCGAAAAATTGTAAACCTTTCATATTATTTTCTTATTTTATCCCAAAGACTCCCCTCTACCCGAGGTTCATCTAAGGTTCGTTTATCTTTATTTTTATATAGGTATTTATTATATCTTTCGATAGCCTTATCATTATACATCTGACTTGGTTCTGGTAATCCATTACACCAAGCAAGAGCTTCGAACTGGGCATCCAAAAATTGAAATACATTCCAATCCTTTTCATCCATTAGATTATGAATCCTAAGAAAGTGAACATATTTCTCTGGCTGATGTTCATAAGATTCATAAATACCAGTAACACTAGCAACTCTTTTTATGAATTCATCATGGATGTCTTTGGTAAAGCCTGGGTCCTTATCCCCCTTGAGTTCTATTTCGGCATCTATTTGATTAGTGATGTTGTCCTGCATAGATATTAACCTTTGCATAACATTCCGATAGTCGGTCATCCTCTTTAACCCAGTCTCAATATATCTAATAAAACCTTCTCGAGTATCAAATTTAAAATCTTCACAGAAGGTATTACATATCTCTGCAAGCTTTTTACAATTTGCCCATTCTCGAGAATTACTTTCATTTATTTTCCGAACTCCCCGATGCTTTAACTTTATACGAGTTGCATATAAAATATCAGCAACGAGGGCAGCATCTCCCTTAGATGCTAGTAATATGTTATTAACTCGCTTAGTATTCTTATTGTTAGAAACTAAGACTGCTCTATGATTTATTGCCTCCTTTCGAGCAATAACAAAAAAAGCCTCAACTGGGAAATTGTCTACCTCTAAGGTATTTAATATTTCCTCAAATTGAGACTTAGTTATATGGATAGATGGTTCACGCATAAATATATTATTTATAATATAATAGGAACTCCCTATTTCAAAGAGTTTCTGATAGCAATCAATTCTTGATAACTTTGGTACCGAGTATTATATACTAACCTTAAGACCCCCTTTTTCCCAAGATCATTGCAATCCTTTCCGTCTGGTAAAAACACCACCTTGACCTTTTTATAGGCAACAAGTTTGAGCGCCAAATTGATTGCATATTGCTTGGCGTCTGGGTCCAAGAGTATAATATATCTTTCGCATTGGGATTTAAGTAATTCATTGATTTGGTACTGACTAATAGCTTTGCCCATTGTGGCAATTCCTCTATCGCCCATTGTGAGAGCATTAAGTGCTCCCTCGCAAATGAATACCGACCGGTACATTTCCAATGCGTCATGATTAAAGATGATAAATTGTTTGCCAAGGCCTGTGATATCTTTATCGGGATTATTATACCTGGGACCTTTTCCGATAACGTTCCGAGCATTGTAATATTTAAGTTGTCCTTGATAATAGAACGGGATGATAAGGTACCCGTAAGTCGTGCCCATTGTTCCATATCCGATACCACATCTTGAAAACTTCTCGAGGTTAAAGCCGCGTTTCTTGATATATCCACGAATGCTTTTTGCAAGTTGGCTGTCTCCGAGCGAAATATTTCTAAATCCATCTGGGAGATATACGGGCTTACTTTCGGCAAGTTCGATTTTCTCTTCCTTAAACTGTAGTTCATCAAATTGTCCATTGTTCAAAAAATTAATTAGTTCATGGTACTCAGTAAATCCTTCTATGTCCATTATTAGTTGAGCAGGAGAAGGATGGGCATTACATCTAAAACAATTGGTTCTATACATAGAAAGGTTAACTCCCAACTTCTGTTCTCTCCCGCAATATGGGCAAGTGGGAATGCGTAACCATCCGTGCTTATAATCGAATGCTCCCAATCGTTTAATAAAGTATGTCCTTAGTCTAGATTTAAACTGGTTTGTTATTTTCATATCTTTTCTTCCCGCATATATTACAGTAATACTCTACATGACGTTTCTCATAATACTGGGCTTTCCTTCTCCCGCCTTTCTTAGAAAAAATTGCCCTACGAGGTCTCTGTTTAAACTCAGTCCAATGAACTGCTACCCATTCATGATATCCAAGCTTACATTTAAATGTCTCCAGTAGTCCTTTCCCTTTTCTTAGAATCCGCATCTGGATTAGTGCTCTTCTTAAATTGTTCATCCAATTTTTTACCATATACCTCATCATATTGTTTACGTTGTTCTCTTGTAAATTCTGTACATCTTTGTCTTTCAACATCACATTTAAATAAGGCTCTACCTGAAGAAAGACCGTCCCTTTGTACTACCATCTCAACTCGAAGTATATTATCTTTTTCTTCTTGCTCGGTAGAATTAAGACCCACAATAACTTGAGCATTACGAACAATAGCAATTGAACCAGAGATATCATTTTCATCATATCTAGTAAGTCTATGCTTCTTACCTTCACGAGTAATATGATGTGCAGTCCATATGATATCAAGATGTAACTCTTCTGCCAAGTTTTGCAAATCTACATATACATTAGAAATCCTTTCGAAATCCTCTCGGTCTCCAGCTATTGAGGCAAGCTTACCTGCATAATCTACCATTAATACTCTAATATCGATGCCTTGATTACGCAATTGAACTATCCTCTCTTTTATGTAAGTTGTATTAGTAATCATTGCAGGTACCCTCTCAACCACCAATTCAACCCCAAATCTTGCAAGCTTTCTTAAATGTTTAGCTTCAAGTTTATCATACTCACCTGAGTATAATTCCTTTTTGGTTTTATTGATACTAGATTGAATAAATCTGTCCATGATTTGGTCTTTACCATTCTCGGTATCTACGTATAATACGGATTTCTTCATTCGAAGATAACCTCGGGCAAGGTTTACCATGAAGAAAGTTTTCTTTGCTTTAGGTTTATCCAATATTACATTAATAGAATGTTCGGGATAACCTCCTGCATTAGTAAGGTCATTTAATTGCCTAAAGGGACAGGGTATTACCGAGGGTTCTGATTGTCTTTTAAACTGTCTCTCTGTAATATCTCGAATCATGTATATAGGTTCGTCCTCTTTCTTTGGTTTACTTTTCTGAAGTACTTTTTCAATCTTCCTTGAATACTCTTCATATTGTTCGAAGTTATCTAAATCAAAAGAGTCATTCAGGTTCTTCATTTCAACATAGGTAGAGAACTGGTAAATCTTTTCCTTGATATAATCTGCATCCGATAAGGGAATGTGATATAAATTGCTTATTAACTTATTGATATTAGGGATGTCATCCTTAGTTACCAAATCAATGTATGCCTTTGATTCTAGCAATTCTTTTAATACTTCTTTTAATACATTCTCTGAAGGCATCTTACCTTGCTTCTTAAAGTATTTTGATATACCCTCAAATATAAGGGCATGCTCAATAAGAACCAGGTAATTAGCTTTAATCCTTTTTAGGACTAGACCTCCTTCCTTATCTCTTAAAACAAACCGGAGTATCTCAAGTTGGAAATCCGGTGTGAAACTAAATTTGATGTTGTCTTTAAATTTCTTCATATCTATATTGCAATATTATATAAACTAATAGATTTTGATAGTACCGAGATAGTTCTGAGCATGTTGACATCTATCTAGAAACTACTAATCCACTACCTTAAGCTCCAGATTATTTAATATTATTATTTTATATAAGAAAAAATACTTATATTTGCATAACGAATATTTAAAAACATGGGAAAAAGTAAAGGAAATAATGGCTCAGAGCTTCATAGATTAAAACCTATGCAGGAATATGATGAAGCTACATTCAACAGACTTTATAAAGTCTGTAAGCCAGTAATCAGAAATCTTACCCGTCAGATTGATTATAAACGGTTTAATCTTACACCGGATATTATCCAATCTTATTTCTGGGATAAGATGTTATTTGTTTTCAACAAATACTATGGTGAATGTACTGAAGAACATCTTAAAGCAAGAATCCTTGCATCACTTAGTACATTCAAAAACAAATTGCTTCGTTCTGCATACGGAGAACAAGCAGAGTATAATCAAAGCCTCTTTAAACTTGATGACTTATTCGACAATGACAAAGAATTAGAGGATGACAGTGAAGAAGAGAAAGCTAAATCTGAAATGCTCGATATGATGTATACTTATATGAAGGATAAGCTTTCTCCAGATGCCTATCTTTTGTTTGAGGTATTAATTACTCCCCCTCCTTTTATTAAGGAAAGACTCGAAAATAGTACTCGTATCACTAATATAATGCTTATCGAATTTTTTGAAATGCCTAAGACTAACGAATCCATGAGATATATCTCAGAGCTTAGGCAAGATATCCAATATTGGGAAGACCGAGCTAAAGAAGAACTTAAGTATTAACACAAAAGAAAAGGGACGTTTCCCAACGTCCCTTTCCCAAATGAGTGTTTTTAACTATGCAAAACAAAAATTGAAAACAAACAAGTGTTTACTCTTAAACAATACAAATAATACACATGAGTTTTAATACTACTAAATAACTAATAAACAACTTTATGATGATATTTTTTGGATATATCGTAATGTAATAGTCGGTGGCAATTTCTCAATATCCAAAGTTTCTACCGAAGTTTCTTGTAAGAAAGATTCCCCTAATAGATTCCAGCTTACTACGATAGCACCATCCTGAATACCCTTGGTAGGAGTTCCTCTACCGAAATCACCATTCAATCCTGTCTCCCTATTAAAGAAAGATTGAGGACGAACGTTCTCCCAGTTATTAGCATTATCTTGTTTACCTTTAGATACACCAAGAGCATGCCTATGCTTAGGAAGGTCATCACCTTTAATAGAGATTAAGAAATTACCCTTAGTTGGTGTATAGTAATCTCCAACATTCTGTAACATTACTTCATCCCCAATTTGAACACCTCCAACTTGGTAACCAATAACTATTCTACCAGCTGCCTTAGTATATTCTGCCCAACCATCGGGTATTACATCGGTTTCCCAAAGAATAATAGAACCGATTGGTAAGTTAGCAGTACTCAGAGATTCAGAGAATTCTTTTCTGATAGCCTCAATTTGACTATCAATGTATTGCTTGATATTTAACTTAGTACCCGATTCATCTACTACTGGAAAGCCTGAATTTATCTGTTCTACTCTTTTCACTGATTCTTTCATCATACTCTGGGCAGCAGTAGTATAAGGGATTTCTTGGAACTTACCCTGATAGGGTACGATAGCAAAGTTCTCATTTCGTTTAGTCATTGCATCAGTACCCTTACCATATACTCCGATAAGAACAACCGAAGTTTTATTATTAGAGTAATAAGGGCAAGCACTCTCTACCAGCTCTAGAAGATTGCTATAGGTCATATCGTAATTAGAATATACATCATTATTAATGATATCCGGTGTACGATTCTCTTCGGCAATCGGATAATAAATATCCAGAGACTTTTTAAACAAGGTGTAGAAGCTTTCGGAGGATTCATTCCAATAAGCTACAAAGTCTACTGGATTATCTACTGGTTCAGAAATAGTAGTATGTACTGCAAAGAGTAATACTTCTTCTGTTGAACCTTGGGTACCTTGGATGTTCTCAATAGTAATCGTTTGTTCATCGGATATAAATACATACCCATCTCTTGAAATACATCCAAAGTTCACGTCTGGCAATTCTCCATCTTCCGAAGCCTTTGCCATATACCTTGCCATAATCCTATCCTTGATTACATTGGCATACTTACTTCCAGCAACTCCCTGAGGAGATACCACTAACTTGTTACCATTTATGGTAGCCGAGCCAAATCCACAGAATGGCCCTAAACCAGAAGGAGCAGCAATTGCCTCTGCTGCTTCCTTTGATTTAATAATACCTTCATACTTAAAGTACGTCTTCATTGTCCTTAGTATTTTTAAATTGATTCTTTTGTTCTGACATATCTTTAAATGCTTCACCTACATCCTTGAACTTGAGGGTTAACAATTTAAAGAGTATTCTCCATATACTGTACCGTTTCTTAATACCATGTATTTCACAGATGTGTCCATATATACTATCCACTTCGAAACAGTAGCATATTACCATAACCGTTATTGATACCACTATTGGGTTCATCCCATATGGTTCTCCAATAGCTTTACCAAGTACAGCACCAAGTAGAACATAGCAGATATAGTCTACTATCTTGTTTAGAGTTCTTCTTCCAGCTCTAGATTTTCGAATTTCGATTTTCTGTAACCTACTTGCAGATAACCCAAACCATAAGTCTGATAGGATTAGAATTATTGCAAGGATTATCATCCATCTCAAATTATACAAGATTTGTGTACACTCTCCCAATATACCCACAGTGAATGTCTTGAATAAAGACTGAGTTGTGGTTTCTGTTATTCTATCGATTGTTGAATTTATCATTGTTCTACTATTTGCCAAGATTGATTACTGTAAGTTGTAATGGTAAATGTTTTCTCTGAGAGGTCATCATGTTCCCATTCTAACTTTTGAGGACTAACGCTTAAGAAGTCTGCATCTACTACGGTGAACTTAGTTCTCTTCGAGGTATCTACCACTGATTCGAATATATACTCTCCAGCTTGTGCAGTTACAAACTCATAACCAGCACCACCTGCATCATAAGTAGTTACTTTACCAACTTCCCTTATTCGACTATCGAAATCAGGTTTATTAGAAGTACACTTGATTAAAGTAGATACTTGTTTAACATTCCCCTTTAGTTCTGCATAAGTAGGAGTACAAGAAATCTCTATGATTGTAGGATAATCTTCCAGTATTACTTGACATCTTAATGAAGAACCATCATCTGCCACAAAGGTATAAGTCCCAGCCTTGGTAAGAACAATTTCCTCATCAAGGTTATAGGTTTCCCCGTTCTCATCACAGGTAGCAGTACCACTTACATTGACCCCATTTTTCATTTCCTCAAGATGGAACTTACAAGCAGACTTCTCATCCAGTAATTGGTATACTGCATAAGTATCATCTATCTGGTCTTCTGGTAATGCCCAGTTGGGTTCTTTCCAATGACTGTCTGTAGCATCCGAAGGTACTATCTTTAACTTGTTCTGATATACTACTGGAGAGTTATTAACTACCAGAGTAGTCTTAGCAGTAGGATAAGCTACTGACTGGAAGGTATAAGTCCCTGCCCTATTTGCAGTATATACATATCCATTCTGAGCATCAAGGGTTTCCCCAGTTTCAATTACCCTTACTCTGTAATCATCCCCATTACCAGAAATACGTTGTATCTTTACTGTAGCTTTTGCAGAGCCATTGAATAATGTGACTGTTGGTGGGCTAACAGTAATTCGATATACTGCAGTCTTACCAGATACTACTTCGAATATACCTACACCTTCATCGGTTTCCCTTTTATCCAGTGTACATTTAAACTTATAAGTACCATAACTATTAGCAGTAAACTTATCACCGTTCTTAAACAACTTGGTATCACCGATTAACCTACAGTATAGTTCACCAGTAAATGATTCTGGGTAATTCGATTCGATGGTAAGAGTGGTAGTAGCATCCTTGATACTTTGCTTATCCCCAACTCTAAATTCAGAAGGTGTACATCTTACCTTATATGTAATCTCTTCTCGAGTTACAACAAATGAAGTTTGCTTTACTGGGAACTCTACAATCTCAAAGATGTAGGTACCAGGCTCTGAAAATTCCCAAGTTGAGCCAGAGACTTTCACTATATCAGTACCGGATAATCGTACATTACAAGTTTTCACGGTACCCTTATAGGATACGTTTGCCCTTACTACTGTACTTACTTTTAGGTTAGTAGGAGTTATCTTTCCAGTAATAGGGTCACAAGTAATAGAATATACTCGATTATAAGATTCTTGATTAACCGTGATTTGAGTTACCTTAGTAGGGTCTCCCACACTTCTAAAATAATAAGTACCTGCTCTGGGTATATTAAAAATGGAACCACTTTCGTGTTTAGTGTAACCCCAATTTATATTATCACTGGATATCTGATATCTTAGGTCAGCATTTATCCAATCTGAAGTTACAGTTACCTTTACCGGTACTTCATATACCTCTGAAGTAATAAGATTGGGTTGGTCCGGATTTACTAACTCAGCTTTAATTGTATACCCATCATTTACGGTAAACCCATATTGAATATCGAAAGATACATGATAGGGTATGAATCTTTTAAAGAAAGCCTCTACGGCTTCTCTAAATTTTCTGAAAGCTGCCGAGTTCGAAGTATATCCATGACCGGTAAGTCTAAAGGTTACCGGTATACATTGAGAACAATCGAAAGTATTATCATAGGTATACTTATCGTCATAATGGTAATACTGGTCAAAGTGCGGATTACCTTTTACCCAACCATCATAACTATCAGCCTTTGCAGGGTCAGTTACTACGCAGGTTAACCCATACAGCCTCATCATTATTTCGAAGAACTCAGAGGTACCTCTTATTTTAAAAAGAGATATCGAATACTTCAGGATGTTTCTTACTTGAGTACTGGTTAAAGTAAAGGGTCCCTCCTTTGGTATTATCCAAAGCTTAGATAACTCTTGGAGTTTAGCATCGGAGTAGAACCCATTAAAGTACTCTGCCCATTTCTGTGCATCTATAGTGTTCCCATAAGCAAAGGGCATTTCTCCGAGGAATTGCCAAAGGAAATTGAGATACATATCCGGAGCCTTATCTATATCAAGAATGTCTAAGATATTCTCAATATCCTTTGTAATGTAATCTTCAAAATGCTCTCCACAAATTTCTAGAAACCTCTCTAAGATGCCTTTGCCATTTACCTTATAGGTATCTTGAGCTTTATACTCGAATGGCAAAAAGTCGATTAGATTTTTGAGGTTTATCATTATACAATTTCTTTTACGGTTAAAGTCAATTGTGAAGCGTTTTCAAATACTGGTAAATTAAAACCGGGGTCTTCATAGTCATGGTTAGGTTCTGATACCGTAATAGAATATCTGTAACCAGACTGATAGCTATTGTTCTGAATATCCAAAGAGAAGTCAAAACCATTAGCCTTATCTATTACCTGTATAGAATTACCTACAGTACCAGTAGCCATATACCCATTTGATACAGAACGTACAGTAAAAGTAGTGGATGAATTGAAGGTAATATAGTAAGTCATAGACCCTTTAGCCTTATTCAATTTAAACTGACCCAAGTTCAATTCTTTATTACCATAGATGGTAGTAGGCCAAGGTTTAATATAGAACTTAGTAAGGTGAAGGTAATCTACTGTTGATAAGTTATCTATTAAGGCATAGATATCTGATAACCTTACGCTTCCTCCTATCTGAGCTTGCTCTGGAGAATAGGCATTGTATAATGCTGTAAGAATTTGAGTTTGTATCTCGGGAGTCTTATAAGACTTCTTACCAGTAACTCCCATCTCTAGAATAATCTGAACCTTACCTGCAGATTTAACCTTTAACCATGTGGTCATAGGAGCTCTTTGAGATAATAGATTGTATACCCTATTGATTAATTCAGAAGAAGCAACAGCTCCACCATCGGGGCTAATATATACTGTAAGCTTTCTACCGCATTCATAATCGGCTTTAGCTTTGTTTACCCCATCAACCAACATGGCCAAACTTTCGAAATCCTCTTTGGTAATTGCTACTCCCAAAGTCTTTACACTCAAAGGTATATGTTCTTTGAGCATTGTAAAGTTTTCATAGTTTGAACCACCTCCGGCATCGTAAGCATTACTTACGGTAGCATCAGTAATTGAAGAAGAGATTACTGAAGGTACAGAAGTAATAGTATTACTCTTTACATTACCCTGAGTACCATTGGTTAAGTAGAATACCACATTGGTTATTTTTGCTCCTGCTGCAGGCTTCTTACCAAAGGTACCATCCCCAAACATTATATAAGGATTAAGTGCCTCATCTACTGAAACCATAAAGTGTTTGTCTGTAGGTTTGGATTTTGCAAATGTATCTACTAATACCCAAGTTTCCCCACCTATCTGCAATGACATAGAACCTTGTTCATAATACTTACCATTGGGTAGAGTACCCAGATGAATTATAACTCTATCTCCAGTAGGTATTACCATATTATTTAAAGCACTTGCAGTATACTTCTCGTGTTGAACTATAGGTACTTTACAAGTAGTTACATTCGAATACCAAATTACATCTCTAGCAGATAACCAAGAATTACCACTGGAATCTGTAAACAGAGTACCATGAGGTATAGTTAATTTAGCACCAATAGAATTACCCGTAATGCTTCTGGATAAGATTACATCTACGGTAGCTGCAATCGCTGCCCGAGCATGGTAATCTACCAATGCCCCATGTTTAACTACCGAATCATACCTCCTTGCAGTAGATAGGAAAGTTTCCCTTGCCATGTTATCTACGTAGTAATGAAGTACTTCGGCAATTGCCGCAAACAATGAGAGGATAATAATTAAGATATTCCCCTCCGAATAATCCGTTATGAGTTTCTGACCTTGAGGGTCTTTGAGTCCCATAAGGGATTCAACCAGCTTGGCCTTAATCTGTTGATAAGACCTCTGGTATGGGTTAAGCCATTTATTTGTGATTCCCATATTATTGTGTATTTAATGAATTATCCGAACTGTCATAGGTGATATCGAGGTACTGACTAGAATTTGTTCCATTTACTACATATGTTACTTCTATGTGTATTTTTGCATCAACTCTAGTAACGGTGATATTTTGGAAGGTTATCCTTTGTTCCCAAGCACCTATGGCTTGTTTTAAAAACTCTTTAATTATAAAACTTAGGGCTTGTGAGTTTGGCTCCTCAATACATTGCCATAATTTACTACCAAAGTTTTCCTGTCGAAATCTCTGGCCTATCATGTAGTATAATATTGAACTTATATTATCTCTGATAAGTTTAAAATCCCCATTTACTGGGTACCAACCTCTTTCACCCTTTTCATTAGTTGTAAGTTGGATAGGATAAGTTACACCTATACCAACTAAGTCTGTAAAATAATTCTTTTCCATTAGTGTATGCAGGTTTTATCCTCATAATCGTCTACAACGAATTGTGAGAAAGGTTTAGTTGCTTGAGTTAGAGTTGGACCTGAAGAACCTGGTCCAGTAGTTACACCTGAGTGTACATGAGAATTGAACATACTGCGAAGTTGTTCTAGTTCTTGGATAGTTTGATTTAGTTTTTCGGTTAATTGAAAAATATTGATTACTCCACCATTTTCTCCAGTATTAAGTATCACTGAATCGCCAGAAGATACATTTATATCTCCCTCGGCATTTATTACTATCTCTTTCTCCGAACGAACATTTACAGGCCCATTGAAATGTAAATTGAGTTCTCCGTTATCATCATCTATGACTATTAGGTTTCCTTCAGGAGTAACTATCCCCATTTTATTAGGACCATCTAATGGTTGAGGTATTTGGCTCATTCCCCAACCATGGTATTCCCAGAGTGGTTTAGTTGGATCTCCAAATTCAAAAGTAACAAATACCGTATCTCCCACTTTAGGAGCTAAGAATTTAAAACCTGAACTAATTGAACCATGTTGTCCTTTAGGATATGCCCAAGCAAATACTCCCCCCATTACCTCTGGAACACATACCTTTACTCTATTCATATGTTTCTCTACATCGTCATTATCAATAACAATGCCTCGATAAACAGAGTAATACCGACCAAGACCCTCTAAGCCTTCGTCGGTTATTATCTTTGCTGTTTCGTAACTCATACCCTTATTTTTCTACATAGATTTGACTTGCTATTCGCTTATGCCTTTTAGCTATGTCTCGGTATACTCGATTAGCTATGGCCATATAATTAAACTTAACCTCATAATCTTCAGGCACTTGGATTTGTTTAACTGATACCTTGCCCGGGATTAACTTACCCTTAGAGGTAACCGTATTACCTGTAGATAATACTATACCCTCTGCCAAGGCTTGAGGATTATCGGCATTTACTTCAGTATAATAAGCCTTCTTTCGAATAAACTCAGCTTGACCCTTGATATCAATTATGTCCCCCTTATCATTCAAGAAATGCTCATTGTAATATACCTTCTCATTATAAGTAAAGTTAAGATTAAGATTCTGAGAAGTACTTAGGGCTTTTTTATCTTGCCCCTTTTTAGTTTTAGCATTAGCTTTAGCATCATTAGCTACGATGTTTTGAGTAGATAAATCAGTTTTAGAAGTTACAGAGCCAGACTTGGAATTGTTCTTTACTAATTCCATATTAGTTATATACCCTTGACCGGCATCCATAGAATGAGTACACTGTTTTATATACCAAAGCCCTGACCAACGTTTCCCTACATTATCTATTCGGATTATTTGGGAAGTTGCTAGCATAGGTCTACCCACTACCTGAAGTTGACATACTAACCTTTTCTCAGTTTGCTTTAAACCACCATTGGCATTAGCATTAGCTGCCCAAGCATACTTATCGGCACCACCGTATCTACTAAATAAATTATGGTAAAGTTTATAAAGAGGTACCTTGAGATTTACCCTTTTCATATGTCTTACCTTAACCCTCTTACCATATTGACCTTGACCATAACCCTTAGTAGTATCAACTTCCATATCGGATAATACTTCAGTATAGGGGTCTTTCTTTAAAGCTTCGAAACCTCTCTCTGAAGCAGGTAATATTCCAGCTTGAAAATTGATACCAGAAGCTATACCCGCTCCTGCTTGTTTAGAGGTATAACCCTCTGGGTCATAATCTAAGGGGTCTACATACTCTTCTACCATAAATTCCATACCATCTTCATCTTCGAAAAGATACATTTCGCATTCTAATAGCTTCTTAAGATTAGCTTCTAACTCTTTACCATTTTTAGAATTTTTTAGTACTTGCTTAAGGGCATTCTTCTTATCATCAGGTAACTCGTTGGCTGCTTGATTAATGGTAGCTCGTATTTCTTCGGTAGACATTTCATCAAATCTCCTTTGCTTACCTGCTTCATAAGCACCTACTGGACCCACTGCTTCATACTCTTCTACTCTCTTTTTATATTCTGCAGTTTTTTCCATGTTATACTGAAGCTGAGTGTCCCAAGCATCCATTACCTCTGTAGGAGTAGTAGGATGACTTCTATAATCTTCAAACCCATTGCCAGTAATATTAGACACCATAAGGTTATCTACCTGAGCCACAGGAGGTCTTAAAGCTAATGGAGGTTTATCCTCTGGCTCATTTATATTAGTTGATAATACCGATAAATCTTTACTATCTGGGTCTAGAGATGGAGCTAATACTGCTTTAACTCTTTTAGTTATTTTCTGAGTAGCAAAAGATACTCTAAGTACTTCCCCATTCTCTCCTTGATATGTATAAGTACATACCGGTTCTTCATGGAATTTCCGATTATGTATATAGATAACACCATCCCTTGAATCCACATACCATGGCCCATTAGTATACCCTTTCATCTTCTGTTCTAATTGAACTAAGACGTTCTTGCCCACTAACCCAAAGTCACTATCAATTAAAGCTTTCAAGTCTTCTGGCATAGCTACTTCTGCTACTCCACTGTATTTGTTAGCATAGAGTACTTTACCAGTAGTAGTACGGGTACTCTCTGTGGGTACCTGTAGTGACTCGTATACTTTATTACTTATTATCTGTTGTTCCATTACTGAAATATTTCTATGATTACACCAGTAGCATTCCCACAACCATTGTCTAAATAGGTAGATAATTTATAACCTTCCATGTCCGAATGAACATAAGCAGGCTGATATCTTAAATCCCCTGAAGAATCAATGCACTTAATAGTTACATGAGTACCTGTAGAATCGAATACGGCTTCGAACTCTCTTACCTTAATTATTTTTATGGGCCCAGATATAAATTGGCCATCAGGGTATATATATCCCCATTGAAGACAAATGTTTTGGTTCTCTTGAATCTCGGCAATATCTACAGTATCAGGATTACCCGTATCGAAAGTAATGGTAGCCAAGTTTTCTTTTTCTTCATCATATCTATAACTCCAGGTACTTATATACGCTCCAAGGGGTATACCTGTAATGGGATTCATTATAGGCATACCTCCAAAATTGAAAAGGGCCAAATAAGGTTGACCCATTCCATTATATAATATAGGTTTCTGTTTAGCTGCCATAAGTCGGTATTCTTATTAGAGTTCCCATTTCTAATTCCTTAAAAGGATTCAGTATCTTATTAGCTTCAGCTATAATGTACCACTTACCAGAATCACCATAGTACCTGAAAGCAATGTTCTGCAAGGTTTCCCCATCTTTAACGGTATGTTGAATATCGTTAGAGGATTCCGGTACTACTGGAGGTTTAGCTTCTAAGGAATAATCCCCATCGTTATACTTCAGAGCATAGGCATTATTATATGGGCTAGCCCCCTTTAGATATTGGTTAACATCAATCATATTTAATACCCCCCGTCTTTTTAAGTGAATCAGAATTTATAAAATCTCCATAGGATAAGTTATATGCACTTACTCTCTTGAAAATTAATTCTTGAGTTGCTGCTGCAGGCAATAACCTACCATTACCAAAAGTAGCTGGCTTTCCGGGTACCCTTACTCTATAACCATTCTGGAAGTTCTTCAGAGTATAAGTTGCTGAAGTAAGAATGTAGTTGTGATTATCAAATATACCGGAATCCCCCCACTCAATCTTAACAATCGGAGGAGCAGCCTGGTAACCATTAGATTTAGACCATGCTTCTAATAACCTACATTTATTGATTACCTCTTCAGGATTTTCTGGGTCATTACAGTACCAAGATACATTGAATTGAATGATGTCTTCAGCACCAGTAAAGTGATACATTGGTACATTGCGGCCCATTGATTTAATGGTTGCCCATGTAGTTTCTCCCCTAAAGTCCAATTCTGGAGGTCTATTCTGTAGGGTAATATATTGAGTAGGGTTAACAGTCATGTTATATATCCTTACCTCATTCTGATATATAACATCTGCTTTAGCCTCAAAGTTTCTGTAATTAGTGGTATTCTTATTCCCTTTTGCTGGGTCTACTCCTTCACCTTCTTCTAATCTCGGAAATTGTAATTCCATTCTCCATTTAGCTTGGAGCTGTTTATTTATAACTGGGTTCTTAGAGGATATCTGAGCTTCTCCCATTACCCCATTTGGAGTATAGAGTTTACCCTTTGGAGCATCATCTTTCGGGAGAGGTGAAGTAACTCGGTTAAGTAATATCCGAGCTCTCCATAGCTTATTTAAGGGACCAGTAAGAACACCTGCCGTATCTCTTGTAAGGTCATTGTATTTTTCAACAACCTTACCTGCTGCTTTATTTAATACTCTAGCCATAGTGTTTTAGTTTTATATTCCCATTACAAATGCAGCTCCAGTAAAATCTTGTTGAGAACCTGGAGCATAATCTCCAACTGCTTGACCATCTACTGAGATATTGATACGAGAATCTCTCATACCTTCTTTAATAGCTAACCTAACAGCATTAATAAATCTCTCTTCATTCTGGGCTCTAATGGTAGTTGGGTCTTCTTTCTCTTTATTCTGAGCTTCAGTATTCCTATCTACTGAATTACTAAGGTAACTAATACCCTCAATTAATAAAGGAAGACCTACAGTAATTGCTAATCCCCAGGGTCCACCGAGTAATCCCATAAGTCTACCACCTATAGAGGTTAAACCTTTTATAGCACCTTGCCTAGCCACTTGACTACCAACTTGGGCACCTGCTCCAGCTAAAGCCCCTCCAGCTAAATTACCCGCCATAGTAGTTGCTAATGGTACTCCAGGATTTGGTGTCTTAACATATCTTCCGGTTTTAGTGTTATAAAATCTACCAGCAGAATTCATACCAATACCGCTTGACATCATTTGGAGTTGAACCATGGTTCTCATAAGGTTAACCATCCTTACCATGTGTGCTTCCATAATGGCAAACTGAGTATTAGTTTTTATTGCTGCAGCAGACATACCTTCAGTAGAAGCAGTAGCAATAGTCTGTAAATACCCAACAGACCTAATAATACCTCTTACAGTATTAAATCCTGCAACAATAGTACCTACTACTACTGCAGTAGCTCCTACCCTAAGACCAAAACCTCCAACCCAAGTTTCTGAAATAGAATTAATTACTTTGATTATAGAGTTACCCACATTTAGTACTGGGGTAAAGATTCTACCCAAAGCCGCACCTGCCGTAACGGTTAAGTTCTCTAAACTTGATTCGAATTGGTCAATTACACCTGCATCGGTTTTAAGACGTTCTTCATTAAGTCGGTTTACTGCTCCCATGTTTTGGTCATAGGTAGCAAGTATCTTACCCATCTTATCTCTACCAGAAGCAATATCCCTAAGTACGGGGAGCATACCACGATTACCACGAACTCCAAAGATATTGAAGAAAGTTGGTGTTTCAATTCGTGAAGGTAAATCTACTGCAGCCTTAGCAAACTTCTGATAGATAGTATAAAGGTCTATAAGATTACCCTGAGCATCGAAGAATTCATCTGGACTTAAGCCTAGATCTGCTAAAGCGTTATAGCCTTTCTTTTTTTGGTTAACAAGAGAGAGCTGTAAGTAACGAATCATATTGGCCAGTGAGGTACCTGCCATAGAACCCTGTATACCCATATCACCCAATACACCAATAGCAGCAGCCGTTTGCCGAAGGTCTACTCCAGCAGTTGCCATATCTGCTCCTGCATAAGATATGGACTGGGCTAAGTCTGTTAAAGATATATTTGCATTAGTAACTGCAGTATATAAATCATCGGTTACTCTAGCGGCTTCTCCCATTGGGATTTGGTACATTGACATGATATTGGTCATCAAGTCAGCTACACCACCTTTCTGTCCCACTGGCATTGTAAAGATTGAAGCCAGCTTAGATGCTGGCCCAATCATCTCTTTAATAGCATCGAATTTATTACCCGCCATAGCCAGGTATCTTTGTCCTGATGCAACATCTGAAGCCGTAAGAGGAGTTATCTCATTGACATCCTTTGCCAATTGTAACATTTCTCTTTGTTCTGCAATGGTAGCACCAGCAATTTTCGAAGCAGTCCAAACTTCATTCTGAACACCCGCAGAGTATTTATAGGCCCTTGCCATTCCCCCTACGAGCTGCATTCCGAAGTCCATTGTATTAGAAGCTGACATCTGTATACCTCTATTCCAGGTATTCATATCATTCATCATTGTTCTGAATGACCCAGATATCTTACCAGCTTCTTGAGAGAATCGGTCTTTTAAAACCATGGCAACACCGACCTCTACTATACTCCTACTGGTATTCATAATTTACTTTCTTTTCTTTAATTGTTTATAATATTGCTCGGCCATTTCCTTGAATATTTTCCTTATTCGGTACGGAAGACGTAAAAAGCCGAAATAGTCTAAGGCTATCTCGGCTCGGGTGATATAAACAAAATCACTTTCTAACATTACTCTTCCGTCAGGTAGAAAAAATTTGGTGCCCAAACTATAGGATAAGTTCTTTCTTCTCCGGTGGTTGGATTAGTGATATGGGATTCACCTTTGAAGATAGGGTCCATAGATAAGATATGCTTTCTCATCTCAGCCATATCCTTTGCAGTAAACGGAGTAAAGTTTTCTACCTTCTCCCAACTACCATCAACCTCTAAGTGAAGATTACGGCAAAGAAGAGGAGCATTCTTAGTTTGTTTATCCAAAGGCAACTTCATGAACTCTTGTTCCCCCTTACCCGTCATACAATCGAATTTAATCTTCTTGCCAGAGGAGAGAACATATTCATGGTTTATCAATCGAACCCCTTCTGGATAGTAAGGGATAGCATCGGGCTTTTGATTCAAATCATCCTCAGTTGGAGCAGTACCGTAATCGAAAAGGAACTCATGAAGGTCTTGGCCATAAGTAACTTTACCTCCATTCTCTTTGCCCCAATCATATTCAAATTCTACCTCATCCCCCAAAGAGAAGATACGAGAATTAAAGATAATAGCATAACGGTCATTGACTGGTAAGTTAAGGGCATCATCTACGGTTAATTTCCCATTAGGGGTAGCCGTAGTTCTAATTACAATTGCTGCAATGAACTTGGTAAGGTTCATCAAAGTCTTCATGTCTGAAAGGTTACTGAGGATATCTTCATCAGCACCATTCTGTTCTCTGATTTCATATTCGAAACCAGAAGGTCCGGTAAATCTAAATGTTCTAAATTCCATAATTTGATATATTTAATGTTTACAAATGTTCATAGTACTCCGTATAACAACAAGAAAGGGGTGAGCTCCTATCACAGGAATCCCACCCCTCCACCGAATCTTAGTGAAAATAGACTAAGGAATTAGTATTTATCTGCAGTACCAACTGAGAACTCTATGGACTCAATGGTATTCTCTGAAGCCATTCTGTCCAAGTCTAAGCCGGTAATCTTACATGGCCATACCTCTTCGAAGACGTGGGTATTAAGAACCGAGACTCCATCTTCGGCAAGTTCATTTACAATAGCCGTTTCCCAATATTGGCTTGGTACCAAACCTCCACCAACTATGTGGTCTTGGCAAGCATAAAGCCAATCATGAAGCCATGTGTCTGAACCTGCAGTAGTCATAAGTTTCTCTACAATAAGATTACCTATAGTAACCCTACCTGCAGTTTTAACGTCTCTATTGACGTCCCCATGAGCAACCTGGTCAATTTCAATATCTGGCAAAGTACAACTTTGGAATAGATAAGTATTGATAGGGTGTTTGGGGAACATGATGCTCCACAAGAATTTCTTCCGTGGGTTTTTTACTTTTGCTCCCATTGTGTTATGAGTTTATAAGTTATTACTTGTTTCTACGATTGATACTGCCTTAGAAGCTGCATCGATTACAATCTCCATAGTTACCTCTTGCATAGGAACTACATCCTTATACTTAAGGATAGCACGGTACTTACCCTGACGAGCATCTGCTTCGTTATTAACCGAAAGGTCATCCCAAGAAGTTGCATCTTGGTCACCCATCCAGGTATACTCGGTCATAGCATCTTCGTCTACCAAAGAATCCAAGGTAGGTTTAACCTCCAACCAGATTCTCTTCCAAGTACTCCAAACGTTTGGTTCTTCGATATACTTGTTGAGTACCGGGCGAAGGAACTTCTTCAGATAGAGATTCAATCTTACAATTGAAAGGAATCTTTCAGAATCCTGTTTCACTTGAGAAGAGAAGCAATGCCATAGCATGGTTTGCTTACCTGCATCTGGAGTATCTTTGATTACCATCTCATTGATATAATTCTGAGCAAGGGTGTTCAGTTCGTTATATCGAGAAGGAGAACCATAGTTAGGGCATACTGGACCAACGGCATCCCCAATAACTCCTCGGTTCATACCTGCAAAGGATTTCCAAGGACCATATTGAGTAGCAGAGGCATCTCCCAAACCAACAATAGTACCCACTACATCGGAATCCTGAAGATTACCATTTTCGTTGTAGTACTTAAGTCCACCACCAAAGTAGGCAATGTACTTAGAGTTACCTACAGTACCAAGGCAAGTCTGTACCCAAGTAACCTGAGCTTTGTAATCTCTTGCCTGAGTACCTTGAGTATAATGGGTTAAGTGTTTGGGAACTTCGATATACAGTACCCATTCCATCAGTTCTTTTGCCATATCAGCAGCAGCCTTGTATACTTTGAGTACCTCTGAATCTTGTTCCAAGTGTTGAGAGATATGTGAAATAAACAATTGGTAGAAGTCTGTGTAGTCTCTTACCAAGTCCAGTGAAGCAATCCATTCTTCGGCAGTTGGAGTGGAACCTGCACTACCGATAGTACCATTAAACAGTTTCTCTGTTTCGGAGGGTGCAGCATCTCCCACGGTAATAGTGATAGCATTCTTAGTACCATCGATATCATCGGTAAGCCACTTAATTAGGTTTTCAAAAGAGGAACCTGCAGTAATTACCGGCTTAATATATTCCGAGTTCTTAGCAAATGCACTAAGAGCAAGGTAATCTACCGAAGTATTATTGTTATCATCGGCAGTTTTGTAGGTTATTACTGGACCCTGTTCAAGTACTTGCCCATTAGCCGAATAGATTTTATAATACAAGGTATTAGCTTGCTTATAAAAACCAACCTGGAAAGTATCTGCACTACCAATGGGATCTCCATATCCCTTGGTTACTAATCCAAAACTATAGGTAGTACTACCTGATTTGAAAGTAATCAGAGCAGAGGGTTTAGCCGAGTCGAGTACAGCAGAAGCAACTGAAATCCCATCTTCTGAATCTTTAGCTTTTCTTGCCGCAGCCGAAGAAGCAGTTACTGTACCTTGAGTAGCTCCCTTGCCAAGTACTCGAATAACACGAAGCTTAGAACCACCCTGCAAAGCCTTTTCGATATTTGATACAGAACCATCGGGTACAATTTCAGAACCATAGATTCTTTGGAACTGAGGGAATGTAGAGATGATTTCTGATGGGTCATCATAAGGGCCCTTAGTAGTTCTAGCCAATACACAAGAAACTCCTAACATAGGAGTAGTTTGAAGAACATTGTTGTTCTTAAACTTAAAATCAACATGAGGTGAAGTTGGCATAATTCTATTGTGATTAAAGTTAATTACTCGTTTAATTTATACCCTAGAGTATTGTACCTATACCTTAGGTACTTTTAACTCTAACATTTCATTTTCGTTTTGTTCTAACAAACCAATGAGAACTGATATATCCTGGATAGGTGTAAGTATACCTTCTTCCAGGGGTTTTTCTGGAAGAATACCATCTTTACATATATAAGTATATACCTTCTCAAGTATACCATGTTCTACATCTGGATGGTCATAATAATTACCAATCTCAATGAATAGGTTTCCGGTGGGAGCAAGCCTGCCCTTTTCCCATTCCTCTAAGTCATTGAAGTATGGTCTCACGTATCCTCTAGCAGGTAAGCCAGTATATAAGATTGTATGTAGCAACCTCATATCGGCTTGTGTTTGAGAAACTAGATGTACATCTATAGTAATATCTTTTGTTTCATAAGGAAACTCTGAAGCTTGGTAATTACCATCCTCAAGTTTATCACCAATGATGTATTTATTCACACCAATATCTCCAGCATAATAACCCTGTAGTTCTATGGTTATTCTTGGGAGAGTCTTTGGGCCTTTTACTTGATTATTCCCTATACCAAAAAGTGGTATAAACTTCTTCATACCTTTGATTGCCTCTTGAAATCTTTTTTCGTTTTCTTGAGACAAAGGTAAGAAGTCTTCTGGGTTTAAGGTAAGACCCATTTCTAACATTGTACTAAGTAGAGAGATATAAAAAGTTCTTTCTACTATTTCTTCTGAGTTTACCATTAAAGTCCTAATCTAATATTTAACTGAACACTTTGATTGCCATTGTCATTAATATACCCATTATAAGTTACCTGAATACCTCCAAAACCACTCATTATGGTTTGTAAATGACCAACACAATTTAATTCACTAACCCATTGAGTAGCAATATTTGAAGGATAATCGGTAAGCCATACTTTAAAGGGTATTGGTTCAGAACCAATACCTCCAGGTAATTGACCCTCTATTGTCTTACTTATATCGGTTATCTTAAATTGTTTTACAAATTTAGCAACTTGAATACCGTTGATAAGGTAATACTGATAACCCTTTACATTACTAATCTGAGCAGTACTAGTATTTTGACCAAAGTTTGGGAATGGTATATTCGGGGTTGGTTCAAAGCCATACTTAGTAGTTCTAGTACCTGGAGATTGAGTTATATTTAAAACTATCTCTGGGTTAGGTTCTTGCTGTGAGATAATCTTAACCGTAGTAGTTCTTTCTAATGGGTCATAGTTACTTGGGTTGTGATCTTGATTAGTAGATTTAGTTTTGATAATAAGCTTACCTGCAGCATTAGCTTCCCCAATTTCTTGGGTTACCTCTAACCAATCGGATGAGCTTTCTAATTTCCAATCTACAGCACGGTATTCATCTTGAGGCTCATTATTTATAAACTTCTGTTGGTAACTATATACCCCTATTTCTAGAGTCTCACCCTTTTTAGTACCATCGAAAGTATGGGAAGTAGTTTCCGGAGTGATACTAAAATAAGTTCCCCAGGTCTCTACTATTTTAGGAGCAGCCTTTTGTATCAGAGTTACTTCCCTTTCTACACCCTGAACTACTACCTTGAGGACCTGCTCTTTTAAGGTCTGTTCTGTATTTACTGCTTTCGGTTTTACACGAATGGTAGCAGTACCAGTTCCTGATAGTGAAGATATTTCAAAATCTACTGCCATTATATAATCCTCCTTATTTCTTTTCTAACTTCATTACGTATTTCCTTTTGTAAGGCAGCTTTTCCACCAGCAGCCTTAAATGCAGGAGCCCAGAGAGGACGAGGTGGTAAATTACCATCTCTACTACCATATTCTAACATGATAGCTATCTGATTCAAGGTTTTTCTAGAAGTCTTACCAGTGTAGGTAATCTTCTTGATTCCAATTGGCAAACCTACGAAAGTTCTTTTTTTACCTTTAACTAAAGTAACTGACCGAGCATATTGCCCGGTAAGGTTTAGCATAGTATGGTCTCCATATTTCTTTATGGTACCCGGAGCATGGGGTGGCCAAGATACCCCAGAACCCATTGGAGGTACTCCAGTATTTAAACTTCGTCTTACTATACGAAGAAGTTGATTACCAAACTTTTCTGTACCTTTTGCATAACCCTTAGTTAAGATACTTGGAGTTTTAGTAATCAACCTTTCTGCACGAGCTTGTTCTCGTTTATCTACGTATATTTCTAGAGGACCAATTGGAGTCGATAGTGTAATATTAACCGACTTACTTGGCATAATTCTTACTATTGTTTAGGTTTATCCAATCCCAATTCTTGAGCAATCCTTAATAAGAGAGTTTCTTGGTTAGTTAACCTCTCATTCATAGCCAATTTAAATTCCTCAAAATCCGGGGCAGGATTACGAGGTGATTCTGAACGATTATTAATTATGCCAAGAATATTATCGCATTCAGAAACAACTGCTTCAAACTTTGCCTTGTTATTTAAGATATTCAAAGCATTTTGTTTCTGCATTGATACCTCATTAATTATGTTATCAATATTGGTTGTGTAATAGATACCATTATAAATACCCTCATTTACATTAGTTGGTAAATAAATGGTAAGTTGAGATACTGAATCTTGTATCACTAATTCGATACTGTTAACAAAACCTTCTTTACCATTTGAGGCCATTGGTTTACTTTCCCCAACTTTTAAAACTCTTGCTTGGTCAAAGATTGGATAACCAGACCGACGATCTTTCTCTAAGGTGAAAATCATATCACCCTTTTGTACTTTCTGAAAAATCAATTCTTCCATAATCATTTTCTATTTATTAAGTTTAAACCGAATGATACTGCACCTGGATTCTTCTGCATGAAGTCTACCAGTTTTAAAAATTGATAGTATCCAAATTGATTAATGAGTACCTGAGCTTTGTTTGCTACTTCTTGAGCAACCTCTATATTTGGAGCAGGTAATGCTAGTTGTATCTTAAATTCGGTGAGTTGTTCTTGTTGTTCCATAATCCCTTAGTTAACTGGTTAAAACGAAAAAAGGAGTACACCTAAAACAGATGCACTCCTTTTTAGTCATCTCAGCAAATTAGAATTACTGAGCCGGTGTAGTTGATGTACCTTTTAAGGCAGCCACAACTTGGGTGATGATGTTCTGATCTCTCTGAGCATCTACTACTCGGTTAAGACGGGCAATTTCCTGGTCTTTTGCAGTATTCTCAATCAAGCACTTAATCTCTTGCTGGCCTTTCATTACCTCGCAATGATTACGTTCTGCCTGAAGAGCTAATCGATTTTCTGATTCTCTAACTAAGCCCTTGATTTCACAACAGCAATCAGATTGCTGATGTTCCATCTGGCAAAGGCGGTCCATAACTCGATTGAAACCGGCTCCCATTTGGTCACGAGAATCTCGGATATCAGAGTTAGTCTTATAACCCAAATCGCAAAGACCTCTTTCCGTAGTGAAACGGCTATTAAGGATTTCTTTACCAACCCCTTCTACTTGTCTAGATACCCCTGCAACTTCGGAAGTAACTCCTCTGGCAGCATCAGAGACATCTTTGTAGATACCAGCTTTGGCTTCCTGAACAGTAGCTTCTACTTTCTGAATGTCAGCTTTGGTATCATTGATTTTGTCCCATACGGAAACTGCAGCAGCACCAAAGCCACCACCTACCAATGCACCCCCGACGGCACCCCATCCGGAGCCCCAACCGGAATTCCGGTTATAACAATCATTACAGCCTCTGTCCGCGATTACAACGCCATCGCCAGCACCTTTTACTCCTACTCCCATAATTTTATTGGTTTTAGGAAATTAATAATTAAGTTTTTAGGGTCTCTCATATAATAAATACTGGTGTTGTATATAACCTATGATATACTAAATACATAATCATAGGTTATAGTAGCAGCATTCTGAGTTATATTGACTGTAAGCTCCCAACCATTATCATCATTCTCTGCTTGCCTTAATTTAATAGTACCTGACCTTGTTGATTCTACGGTATTCTCTGTTAAGGTTAAGGTTAACCCATAGTTTCCATTATCACTTGATAACGTTGTGATTGCTACATTTGTAACCCAACTTGGTTTTGAGGTTACAGTTAAAGCTAATGGGTATCTTGTACTTATTTCAGAACCGTTTATTACCTTAGTCTTAAAAGAATAAGCTACATCAACTGTAAAGTTATTACCTCCCAAAGCCGATAATCCAGTTCTAGAAGTAGTTCTAGAACCAGTAGGGGAAGTAAATGCCAAGTAATACTTATAAGATACTGAAGCAGCACTCTGTGTAACTTTAATGGTCTTAGTAGTTGCCCCACTATAGGATGCAGTTACTACACAGCTTCTACTTGAAGTACCCAAGTTCTCCGTAGCAGTAAGTACCGTCTTAGCAGCATTCAAACTAAAACCAGTACCACTTGCACTAACCGTAGGTGTAGCACTCTTCGAAGAACCTGCACTTGTTGACCCTGAACTCCAATGGTTGGTAGTAGGTATACTTACACTGGCATAAATATTAACACTACCTCCTGAATTAGAGATAGAGTATGAACTTGCAGATAAGCTTATTACTGGTGTACCATCAGTAGTACTGGTAATTTTATTCTCTGCCTGGTATACATCGAGAGTTATAGATTTCGATTTACCATTCAGAGATACAGTACAAGTAAGGGAGCCTACCCTTGTTCTAGCCTTTGCAGTAGTTCCCAAAGAACCTGCACTAACTTCAGTACCATAACTAATGCTAGCACCGCTTGTAATTGTGCCTCCTCCAGTTGTAGAACCATTCCATCCCCAAGTCTGAGAATATGAGGGCATAGTTGAGAATGAACTTCTACTTCCTCCACTTGCAGGTATATCGGATACACTTCCTCCACTTACAGTGATTTCACTATAGGTTCTATAACCTGCAGATTGAGAACAACTGATAGTTAGTTTCTTATTGGTTTCTGCCTGAGTTAATACTACACTACCCGACTTTGCCGAAGTAGAAGTATTATTTGCCATAGTTACTGAAGTACCAGTACCGGTAACTCCGGTATTAGCCCTGGTATAACTTAAGGGAATTTGATTACCATAGGTATGTCCATTTCGGTATTCCTGTTTATAAGAGGTTACAGTAAATGTTTTTGTTCCTCCAGTTGCCCCAAAAGACAGAGAAGTGGGATTCACTGAGAATGTTTGAGACCAACTTTGAGATGCTGCTGCCTGGGTAAATGTGAATTCCACGGTTTTACCAGATTCAGATTGAGTAGCCAACCCCTTACCAGACCTTGAGGTTAGGTCTAGATTCTCTGAAGCTTTCCAAGGCTTTCCATCTGCCGGCTTACTATAGTTAGTAATCCAACTTGGTTTACTGTTTATTACGTAATTAACACTAACAGCAGACCCATTAGCTACATTATCCCAATATTTCTGCTTCGTACTGGTAAACTCAAAACCAAAATTAGAACTACTGGGGTTACCTAAAGCATCAAAACTTATACTGGAGTATCTCAAAGTGAATGTATACTTATAAGTTACCTTATGAATATCTTCGAGTTTAACAGCTTCGTTATTACCATAGGAACTAGCATTGGAGATTTCCAAGCCAACGTAACTTTCCCCCGTTCCTGTAGAGGCGAGTGCTAACAATTCAGCCTTGGTAGGGCAGTCATTACCTGTCTTACCAAGGCCTACTTTAGTTTTGACAGCACTCCATGTTGCTATCTCTCCCATATTAATCTACATCTTTAAGATTTCTGAGTTCTGAGATTTCAGCCTTCAAAGCCTTAATCTCTTCGTAAAGAAGTTTAATACCTTCGATTGCCAGAGTAGACATCTTATGGTACTTAACTTGTTTTACCAATACATATTCTTCACCGTCGATAACAACCGTTTCGAATTCCTCAGGATTAGGAACTGAATCCTTAGTTCTTGGGTCTTCTTCCACATAATGGTTAAACCCTGCTGCTTCCAAACCTTGTGCAATGGTACCTTCATCTTCCTTACCATCCATGATAAAGGATTCTGTAGGTATACTGCAAATCTGTTCCAAAGTATGGGTTAATGGTTTGATGTTAGATTTCAATCTTTCATCGGAAGACTCTTTCCAGAAACCGGAAGGAGCAGTAGTCTTAGCAAATACTACCTGGTCAGTAGTTGCCAATCCCAATTGAGCTCTAGTTACTGTATGAGGATTATCCTTTCTACCTGCATGACTATTGATAGAAGTCTGAGCAGTAGTACCTGCAGCCTTAGCATCAGCAATAGCAGTAGCTTGAGCAGTAGATACTGGCTTATCAGCATCAGAAGTATTATTAACATTACCCAATCCAACCTGAGTTTTAGTAACTGTATGAGGATTAGATTTATTGGCAATGTGATTATTTACCTTAGTTTCTAAGGCAGTTACATCTGAACCAGTATCGGCAATCAATCCATCTACGTAAGTTTTTAATTCTGTACGAAGAGAATTGATAGCATTGGTTCTATCCGTAATCTCATTTGCCAAGCCTTGTACTGTGTTATCAAGTTTAGTCTTATCGGATGCCGTCATTACACCAGCAGCAGTTTTAGTTGCTGCTGGGAGTAAAATACTAGATTGAGAATCATTAACTTGGTAATGTCCATTCTGCTGTTTTTTTGCATACCAGTAATTAATGGATATGCCAGTAGTAGTAAAACCTAAATTAAGAAGACTACCCGGTTCATTACTAAATTTTGCCAAGAGTATTTCTGGTACGGTTTCCAATGATGCTTTAATCTCATTATCTTTTGCAATACGGGCCTCTTGTTCAGCTTCAATAGCATCTGGTAAGGTTTGATTAAGCTTTATTACACTATCGGCATCCATCAGACCAGCTTCTTGAGTAGTGGCTGGGGTTAGAGGGATTACCATCCCATCGGGTTTATCAATGTAATGCCCTTGACCATCCGTAGCAGAATAGTTACATAAGATAATAACATTACGCTTATTTTTGTTAGCTATTGAAACCTTACTAATTAAATTTTTAGGCATGCTAGATACCACATCCTCAAGATGCTTACCTCTACTACCTTCGAAAGCAGTACCTGCGATTTCCCCAATGATAAGAGACGAAGTATTACTGTCTACGAATTTAGTACCTGACCAACGGAATTGGTATGGAGGTTCACCATCGGCAACATTTATATAAATCTTACCAGATTCTCCAACTACGGGAGTTTGGTGACCTGCATCCGTATACAATTGAACATTAGTAAGACCTCCAGTGGGGCTTACATCATAGGTAGCATATACTTCAAGTACATCATCTACATATGAAGGCAAATGGTTAGCAGGTACTAACCCCTTCCCATCCAATGGAGCAAAGCCATCAGCCTTACCCTTAGTTGCTACAAAGGCATCATGTTTAGCTTCTAGAGTATTAATATTATTCTGTAACTTAGTTTCAAGGGTAGTATCTGCCGCAGTTCTATCGGCAATCTCCTTATCAATCCTTGCACCCAATGCAGTATCAGCAGAAGTACGAGCAGTTGCTTCATCGTTTACAGCTTTAGTAAACTTGGTATCTAAAGCAGTATCTGCAGCTTTTCTATCAGCTACTTCTTGAGCAAGAGCGGCTTCTGATTTACCGTCCAAAGCTTCGATAGCATCTTTACGGTCCTGAACCTCTTGAGCAATAGCATTGGGTAATGTCTCATCCAGATTAACTTTATCTTGGGCGGTCATTACACCAGCTTTCTCTGTAGTAGCTGCTGGGATATAAGTAGTCTTATAATCTTCAGGCTCATGAGTATAAATACCCTCTTCTTTTTTAGAAGAGAAATTATGAGTTAAAGTAACATGACTGCTTTGTTGACCTACCTCAACTGGTTTATCACCAGATAAGATAATAATATTATCTGGTATAGAATCAAACAGCTTCTTATCTGCTGCAGTTTGTACACCAGCTTTCTCTGTAGTAGAGGCAGGCAATGTAATAGGATTCTGTTCTACTGTACCATCTTCAACTACGGTCTTAGTAGCAGCTATGCCAACAGTAGTTTCATTGGGAGTTACTGCACCAAGGGCAAAGTTAGCAGTAGAGATTCTATCCAATTCTACCTTATCTTTCGCAGTCATCGTACCAGCCTTAGTAGCCGATACCTGAGGCAAATCGAAAGTTTCGGTAGTATCAGCATTCAAACCGTTATCCTTAGTTACGGTTACTGTTACCTTATTAGCATCAGAAGCTGCAGAGAGATCAGTTAAAGAATTTGGGTCTAACCCATCTAACTTAACCTTGTCTGCTGCAGACATAACTCCAGCAAGAGTTTGAGTTACCGGAAGTAAATTCTTGGTAGCTTCTACTTCTTCACCATATTGGTTATTTGCCTTATCCTTGGTTGAAGTCTTTACTTTGAAAGAAAGCTGAGTATCTGTTCGGGTTACAGTACTAACATCGGTAACCATGGTGTCTGGCAAAGCATCGGAAGTACCTTCTTCAGCTTCCAATCTTTCTTCATGGTCATCGGTAATGTTAGTGAATTTATTATCTAAGGCAGTATCAGCATCGGTTCTGTCCTGAATTTCTTTATCGATACGTTTACCCAAAGCTGTATCGGCAGCAATACGGGCAGCTTCTTCTGCATCGATGTTATCCTGGAGAACTTTATCTGCGGCCTTTCTTTCCTCTCTCTCTGTATTAAGGTCAGAAGTATTCTGATCAATCTTTGCTTCCAACCGAATATCTTCAGCTTTACGAGCAGCAATTTCGTTATTTAACAGATCCGTAATGGCCGTATAATTACCATTGATATTATCCTGAATACCCTGGATTAATTCCAGGTTACGTTGGATATTAGCAGTATTCTGAGTTACCAGAGCATTAGTAGCATTCAGGGAAGTTAACAACTCTGTACGAGTTTCACTTACAAAAGTTCTCAGCTCATTTACCGTAGTAGTAAGAGTATTACTCAGGTTAGTGAATGATTGTTGTAAAGTATTATCTCCCTGTTCTCGTAAGTTCTTTTCGGCTTCAAGCTTATTCTCCAACTCTGTAAGCTTAGCAGTCATAGTTGCTGCAAAGTTGGGGTCATCACCGAGAGCCTTAGCAATCTCTGCCAAAGTGTCCAATACTTCAGGGGCTGAACCAATAATCTTTTGGATTGCAGCCTCTACTTGTTCTGCATTCTGAAAGTCAGAATCGTTTAATAACTGAGAAACCTTAGTGATATAGTTTGCATGTTCTTCGATGCCATCCAACTTGGCATACAGCAAGTCAGTGAAATCATTTGAAGAAAGTACCTTGCCATCTACCTTATCTACCTTCTTATCGTCCATTGCCTGGTCTGCAGCAATTCTATCTGCTTTCTCCTGAGCAACAGCATTACTGATAAGAGTATCTTGATTAGCTCTTTCAGTTGATTCTTTATCGATATTGGTTTGAAGTAAAGTATCTCCAGCTAAGCGGTCATTCTTTTCGGTAAGGATATCCTTATTAATACCAGCCATATCATCCTTGTGATTCTGAAGGTTGGTATCAATCTTGGCCTCAAGAGAAGTCTCTTTGGCAATTGCTCGGTCTTTCTCTGCATTAATAGCAGTAGTGTTGGCATTTACCTTTGCTTTTAGTTCATTCATAGCATCGGTATTACCTGCCTCTAGAGAATCAATACGAACTCCCAAAGCATTATCACCAGCAATACGATTTTCCTTTTCTTGTTCAAGCTTAGTGTTAATATTAGCTACTTCGGATTTCAAAGCTTGCTTGGTATTATCCAACTTAGCAGTAAACTCAGTACTCAAAGCTTTATCAGCTGCAGTACGGTCTGCTACTTCTTTATCTAAGTTAACCTGGAGAACTTGGTCGGCAGCCTTTCTTTCTACACTCTCAGTATTAAGGTCGATATTGAGAGTATCGATACGAGAACTCAAGGCACTATCAGCATTAGTACGATCAATGATTTCTTCGTTAATCATATCCTTAACTTCCTTGTAGTTATCACCTACAGTCTTAGTTAAGTTTGTGATTGCCTCTGAATTTCTTTCAATACCATGTTGGTTAGTGGCAATAGCAGTAGTATTTGCATTTACCTGCTCAGTAAGCTCATTACGCAATGTATTGATAGACTCTTGCATACTCAATGCCAAGTCTGAAATACGTTGGTTAACGTTAGCCAGACTTTGAGTATAGGCTTCATCTGCAGTCTTTCTTTCGGCAATCTCTTTATCCAAGCTAGATTGAATTGCGGCATCTGCATCTTTACGGTCTTGGATTTCCTTGTTAAGATTGTCTTTTACAACTCCAAGAGCAGCATCACCAATAGCAGACTTATTGTCTACATATTCTTTCAGTTTAGTTTCAAGAGCTGTATCAGCATCCTTACGAGCTTGAACTTCAGCAGCTACCTCAGCACTGTTTGCCTCATCACCCGCAATTCGGTCTTCGATTTCTTGGTTAACCTGTTCTGTGATTGCAGCCAATTTCTTGGTAATGGTAGCAGCAAAGTTGGGGTCATTTCCAAGGGCATCAGCAATTTCCTTAAGAGTATCAAGTACTTCTGGAGCAGAACCAATAATCTTTTGGATAGCTGCATTTACCTCTTCCTCAGTTTGGAAACCAGAATCGTTGATAAGCTGAGAAAGATGCGTAATATAATTTGCCTTTTCCTCAATTCCATCAAGTTTAGCTTTGAGTATATCGGTAAAGTCATTCTTAGTCAAAGAATAGCCTTCACGTTTATCTACTTTCTTAGTATCAAGATCTTTATCACCTTTTTCTCTAGCAGCAGCCTCGGCAGCAATAGCATTAAGCAATTGCTCCTTGTCTTCTACACCCTGCTCTTTTACATCTTCGATTTTGTGTTCAAGAACTAAATCCTGAGCAGCACGAGTAGTAGCCTCTGAATCGATATTGTTCTGTAATACTTGGTCTGCAACAGTACGGGCCTGAACTTCTTTATCAATATTACCTTGAAGAGCATTATCTGCATTGGTACGGTCTGTTACCTCTTTAGAGATTTCATTGTGAAGAACTTGGTCCTCAGAATGACGGTCTACCTTCTCTTGGTCAATTTTACCTTGAAGAGCTAAAGTATCTGCCTGGCGATTAGTGATTTCTTCGTTAATCTTAGAATCCAGTACAGTATCTGCGTTAGTACGATTTGCAGTTTCTTCTGCAATCTTTGACTCAAGGGATGCCTTATCATTGATATGGAGAGTTTTAAGGTCATTTACACTTTCCTTAATCTCATTATCGGCAGCAATACGTTCATCTTTTTCCTTTTGGATAAGATCCTTGAGTTCCTTCTCAAGTTCACCATTACCTTGATTTACCTTATCTTCAAGGTCTTTGATATCTTCAGCATTCTTATCTACCTTCTTCTCAACTCGGTCGATTTCAGCTT